TTACAGGTTCTTCTCGTAGGACTCGATCATCTTCTTGAACGTGTGACCCGTAGAAACTTCGGGATCATCAGTCGGGGAAAATGCCGCAACCGCTTGCGGCACAACGGTTTGCGCCGCGGCCTGACGCCGCAGGTTTTGCAGGTGCTTTTCGCAGCTCTCGCCGGTGAAGATCTTGATGTCCAGACGGAGAGAACCGTCCTCCTCCGGTGTGACAAAGATTTTATCGATATAGCGGGCCACGAACTCCTTGGTGATGACACCCTTGGCGGCGTCCTTCTGGGCATTGCGCAGAACGGTGCGGATGGTGTCAAGCTGCTGCTTCATATTTCCAGCGGACTCCTGCTGGGCGGTCAGCTCGTCCAGTTGGTCTTGCAGCGCTTTGGCTTCCGCGGAGCACTGCTTATTCATGGCAAGAAAGTCCGCGTCGTCCAGCTTGCCCTGAGCGTTATAGGTCAGCAGCTTCATGCGCTTCTGCTCCACGGTAGCCAGCTTTTTATGCAGCGCGGCGATCTGAGAGCCCAGCTTGCCGCCGCGATCCAGAGAGCGGTACATCTCCACATACTCTTCGATCAAAGCATCTGCGCTGGCCTCTGTATCGCGGAATACGTCCAGCAGCAGGGGCTTGATCTCGTCCTCGTAGATGGGGAAGGATGCACAGGAGTCTGCGCCGTTTTTGATCTTGCCGGAGCAGACCCACTTGCTGTTTTTATGCCCCTGCTTGTCCTGAGATTCCCGGCGGTAGTAGGCGGTGCCGCAGCAGGTGCAGAAGAGCTTTCCGGTCAGCAGATTGGCGTGGTTGCAGACGCCCTGCCGGTTCTTTACATCGTCGCTGCGACGGCGGAGAATGGCATTGGCCTGATCCCACAGTTCCTCAGATACGATGGCGGGTACGATCTCACCCGTCTCGTCCTTGAACATGACCCATTCCTCCGGCGGCAGGAACTTTTGCTTCTTGGTGAACATGTCCACCACCTTGACCTTGTTGCCCACATAGTAGCCCTTGTACTTGGGGTTGGAGATCATGTTGGACATGGTGGTGTGGGCGATCTTCTTGCCATTAAGGTTGCGGTAGCCCTTTTCCCAGAAGAGGGCTTCGATCTGCTTCATGGAGTATTGATCGGTGGCGTACAGCTCAAACAGCTCTCGTATCATGGGAGGCGGCGGTTCTCCTTGCGGTAGCCGAAGATGCGGCTGTTGCCCAGCACCACATTATTCTTGATGGCCTGCTGATGGCCGAATTTCACGCGGCTGCTGAGCTTACGCAGCTCATCCTGCGCGATAGAGGACATGATGGACAGCCGCAGCTCGGAGTCCTCGTCAAAGGTGTTGATATTGTCGTTCTGGAAGAATACGCCCACGCCACAGCCAAGAAGCTGCCGCGTAAACTGGATGGAGTCCAGTGTATTACGTGCAAAACGGGAGATCTCCTTGGTGATGATAAGGTCAAAGGTATCATCCGCCGCGTCATCGATCATGCGGTTGAAGTTCTCACGGCGCTTGGTGGAGATACCGGACAGGCCCTCATCAATGTAGCCGGGGACAAACGTCCACGCGGCGTTCCGGCGGATGAAGTCCTCGTAGTATTGGATCTGGTTGCCCAGTGAGTTCAATTGCTCGTCAGACTCGGAGGACACGCGAGCGTAGTACGTTACCCGCAGAGGAATGTCGTATAGGCTCTTTGTCCGCAGCTGCTGCCGAATGTCATGAATGTCCATAACCGCACCTCATAATGAGTTCGTAATATCATGTTCTATATTGTATCAAATGCAAAATGAGAAAGCAAGGGAAGAAGCAGAAAAATCCTGGATTTTTATATGTTATTGTGTTATTATGTTTTTGTAAAAATATAAAATTGAAAAATACAATGGCACTTGCTGATTTTTTGCACCTTTTATCTTTCGTTTTATTGTGTTAAACCGCGTGCTCATTAGTTTTTGAAATGGCAAGGAACAATCTTGTAATAGGAGAATATTATGGCTAAAAAGGAATGCGGGAAGGAAAAGAATGCCGGAAATGTGACGGCTCGGCAGTATGAATATGATAACGGAGAAATTGGTGTTCTGTATAAATACGAGAATCAATGGCATGGCAAAAAGGTGACGCACACCGGAACCAAGTACCTTGCGAATAAAAGCGAAGCTATGCGGTTTGTGACAGAACTATACCGAAAAACAAAAGCACCTGCTAAAAAAGGCGATGTGGACAAATTTCGGGGAGGATTGAAGCATCTTTATATGCGGATAGATGATTGCTTGTCTCTCGAGGAAAAGCGAGCAGCCAATATCGCCCTAATGAGAATGTTAAATAGCTGTGGGACAGGCGAAGAAGGCCGGCGCACAATGGTGCAGATCCTCAGTGCAGGGCTTGCTGGATACCTGTTCCGCTTGTGCAGTGAGAGAGATCTCCTGTCGACGTCAGAACCTGTCGTTTATATGACAGCACCACGGCTTATCTGCTCAAAAGCAGATGGGGCAGCGGATGCACTGCGGCTCATCATGAGGTCAATTGGACTGGATACGGCGAAGGTACTGACCGCACATGCTGATGAAGGGGCAGTGGAAAGCTGCTTGCCGGTTTATCTGCCATCGGTTGGCAACGAGAGGCGCATTATCGACTGTGCGTATGCGCAAGTCTGCAAGGGTAAACAGGATGGGAATGGCGATGAGAAATATTATGGCGAAGTGCTGGCAGCGCAGTACCGGGACACTGTTGTAGGTGTCAATACGACGTTCTTTAGAGGTGCAGATGTAGAGGACTTCGTGCGGAGAAATCGCTGGGTAACGATTATCCAACTTGGAGGCAAGTGTGAATTGGTGGCACCTGTTTGGATCGATGGCAAGGCGTTGGCAAGGGCGTGGCAGTCCGACGGATGGAATGTTGCAATAGTACAAAAGCTAATCCGGGATTTCTTGATTTGGCTGCGTAAAGATTTATATGAGGATGAGACTGACACGTCCGCAAAGAGGCGCCTGAAAGAGAATGCTCTGTGTAAATTGCTGCATAGTGCAAGCCAGGATATCGATAAGCACAACCAAAAACGCGGAACCTTCAAATACAGAGGCTTACAGCGCCTTTGGCTGGAGGTGCAGATGATGGTATTGCAGGAACTTGCTCTTTACCTAGTTGAGCTTGGCTTATGGACGCCGGAAGACTATCGGCAAATACTAGGTGGGTGGCTGTATGCCCTCTTGCCATCAATATACCCAGCACCTGTGGACAACCTTCCCGTGGATGACCCCAAGCACCATTTGAACTGCGAGGCGGACAGTCAGAAGCTGTTCAGAAAACTGCTGGCCGCGATGGTTGCACCTGAGAACTGCAAGCACTTTATGGCAGTTCAGGCCAAAGGGGAGTGCCCAATGAAAAAAGCGGACGGTACTGACGTCTGGGGCTACGTGCGGGGATTCCAAATAACAGGAAAGGATGGCCATCGCTACCGAGTGCCGACGTTGCAGATTCGCGAGGATGTGCTGACTGCGGCAGCGTCGATGCTTATGCCGCTTGAATGTGACTGGCGCACGGTCATCAAGACGGTGAGGGAACAGCAACCGAGCTATCTGGTTGGTAAGAGCAAAAATGTCCGCCTGCCAGTCGACGGGGAAAGCAGACTCTGCGCAACGCTGGTATTATCCATTGAAAAACTGGCATGGTTGCCAAAGACGGCACAGAATGTCCTGCTGGAGCTGACCATGCTAATAGCGTCACAGAACTGAATAAAAAATGACCTCTGCGGAAAAGATTGCCGTGGGGGTCATTTCTTTTTGAAACATTGACCGACAAGCATATACACGGTCATCGAGATGATTCGTGAATATGAAAAGGAGGCCAAGCGTATGGCGATGTCTGTACAGACACGAAGCGAGGCGTATCGCTGGGGGATGCTGATGTGGTTTAACCAACTGCTGCTGGAGCAGGGTACAATTAGCGAGGCAGAATTCAGGCAGATGCGGCTTGCGATTGAAAGAAAAACAAGAGAACTAGAGAAAGGCGACACCAAGTGAAATCATTTGGTGTCGTTCTTTTTTTGTAAATGCCTATTGGTAAAAAGAAAACACAGAATAAAAAATACGATAAACTGCACTATAAACTGGTTTAACGGTAAATAGGTGATATAGTTTTTGGAGGTAAAACAATGAAAAAGAAATCCGGAATGTTTAAGCTGGAGCCTGATAAATTCTCAATCCACACCTTTGAAATAAGTAAGAAGCTGACAAATCAAGACTACAAAAAAATGCGAGACAGACTGTATTGCCGATGTCCTCGGGGAGAGATGTATCAGGATAGGGATTGGCAGGGGGAGGGCGAGCGCTTTCGATGCCGCTGGTTTCAGCGAAATGGGTTGAGAATTAGTCTGGAGAAAGATGTACATGGCCAGATCTCAACGTGTTATCTACGGATTGCAGTGAATCCACGAAAGCTGATCGATCCAGGCTCCTCATATCTGGGCATCCTTCCTCCAACCGAGGAGAGTGTGCAAAATGTTTCTAAGATGTTCTTTGCGGTGCTGAAAGACTCGGGACTGCCATGTGCGCTGGATGCCTATCAGCTTTCCAGAGTTGATCTGTGCGTAAATATTCAGTGCGATTCTACGGCACTATTCAAAGAATTGTTGCGGGTTACACGAAAGCTGCCAGCACCGCCAAAATATGAAAGAACCGTGTTCAAGAGCGAGGACAGGAGGGCTGCCAACAAGTATAACAAACACCACATCACCTTAAAGCACAAAACACGTGAGCTGGTGGTCTATGATAAAACGTACCAAATTGTGGAAAACGGATTGTTGCTAGACGAAGAAAAACTACCTAAAGGGGTATTGAGGTTTGAGGTACACGAGCTGAGAGAGCGAATATCGAAGGCAGAGAAAAAACTGGGTACAGGTAGTGTGGTGAGCCTGCTGCGTCACTATGTCGCACAGAGCGAAAAGGTTGTTATGCGCTGTTTTGGACGGGCATATCCAGATGAAAAGTTCATGCAGCCCGAACAGCTTATAAGCTTGATCTATACAGAGGCAGATACGAAGTTAAAAGATGGAATGGTGCGGCTGGTTAAGACGATGGTACGGGTGAAAACATTGGAGAAAGGAATCAAGAAAATTGAAAAAGAAGGCTATGACACAGAAGCGGTCTTGGCGCAGTTTGCAAGGCTCGGCGTCAGTCCAGTGCCACTGAGGAAAAATTTTTGCGCCGAATCCATGCTGGGTGTTTCCGTTTTGCTGGAAAGAATAGCTCACAGGAACGTGCGGATCTGGTATAAATAAGGCGGTATTTGACGAATTATAAAATGAATTAGCTAACAATGATATAAGGAAGCGTGAGCTGTGCCAAAGAATCTCGATTTCTATGCACAAATCCTATCTCACGCTAAAAATACAATAGGAGGAGCATATTATGATTCAATACATTTCTTATTCGGACTTAAACGAGTTCTACAGTATCAAGGAGGTGTGCCGTCTGCTGGAAATGGACAAAGAGAACCTGAGAAAAAGCTGCGAAAAGTACGGCGTCAAGCCTAGCCGTAATGAAACCGGCGACTGGGGGTTAACCTGTCACGACCTGCGCCGGTTGCATAACTTCTTGTACAAAGAGGAGAAGAGCCTGGCTGCGAGAAGGGATGACGATCCGTGGGCATAACCGAACTCCTCACCGTAGCCGAGACCGCTGTGTTGCTGAAGACCACGAAGCAGCAGGTGCGCAAGATGATCGCCCAGCAGCTGATTCCAGCGCTGAAAATTGGAAGGGAGTGGAGGATAAGTAAACAGTACTTAGAAGCCTTCTTACGGGACAACTTTAATTGACGCCCGTTGGCTGAGAGCGGCGGCCATAATCCAGCAAGTATGACCACCGCTCTATTCCACTATCACTTCAATGACCGAAGATACACCGACAGTAGAGAAAGCGCAGTTTCCTGCTCTTTTGGCGTGCAGTGTGCTAACTGCTCCAGGAGCTCATTCTGCTGGAGTTCCGGGGTGTTATCATCTTCCGTCAGGATATCATTGGGACTGATCTGGAGAGCCTGACAGATTCGTAGGACTGTCTCTATACGCATATTTACGGTTCCACGTTCAATGTCGGCATAGGCCCGATCAGAAAGCCCCGCGGATTCTGCCACCTCCATCTGTGTCAGCCCAAGCCGCTTTCGAGCACTGAACAGCTTTCCACCGATCTTGTGAAAGTCAAAAATAAGCATAACGCTTCCTCCTATATAGCCTTATATAGGAACTTTACTTCCTAAAACGATTGACAAACAGGAAGAATTGCATCATAATTACAGGAAGAAAACTTCTTGTTTTGGGAGTGGGTGTTATGGGAGAACTTGTTGATACCAAATTTCGGATATTTGACTGTCCAATTTGCATTTCAGAGGAGCGGGCTGCGTATAACCGTATTCGATTGGATTTTATCAAGCTTGCCAATGAGGCGGCGGAGCAGTATGAAACGCTGTACAAACAGGACGGCTCCATCCAGAAGGTCGTTGAAAAACTGGGGGAACAAACTCATGACTGCCTTGTTCCCGCGCTGGACTACTGCATCGATATTTTGGTCCGCTACAATGTGATCGACATCGACATTCAGGCATTTGCAGAGCACTATCAGGTGTTTGCTGAGCCTTGTGCTGAGGCCTTTAACAAGGTGTATGACCGCTATGCCGAAGTGGTGATGAACGAAGAAGATCTGGATCGTTACCGTGTGGCCCGCAGAGAGGGACGTGCGCGGTGGCAAGGCGGCGGCTTCGGTTTGGCTGGCGCCCTGTCCGGCGCCGTGACCGCCAGTGCGCTGAACTTGGTCACTGGCGCGGGTCATATGGTGTTCAACGCTGTTGGCAAAACGATTTCCTCGATCGCATCCAGTTTCAAGCTGTCGAAGATCTATAACGACCCCAAAACCTGTAATACACTGACGGTTGGCCTGCGGAAATCCGTCTTTAACCTGCACTTCGCGTTGGTAGATTGCCTTAATGTGCTGGAAGTCGATCCTATTCCTGCCGCTGGCCTTGTGTCTGAAGAGAACCACCGTTCCGCTGAGGCCATTGTTGCCAACATCGAAAGACTTCCGACGGAAGATGATCGAAAAGAAGCATTGCTGCATGTTTTTGATCTGGATTCCTATTCGCCTCAGTGGTACATCTATATTTTGCAGCATTATGGTGATAAGGACGGACAACTTTCCGGATTGGCAAATTACTTTGGCCTTTATGCGTTTGACGAGGAGAAAAAATCTCTTCTTTCTAAGTTTGCCGCATCGTTGGCATTTGATACAGAGCAGCGGGCGCTGGATGCGCAGGAAAAAGTGACTGCCTACCGCAAGAAACTGTCTTACTTTGAACCGCTGCCAGAAACACAGGCCATCGCGCAGGCAGTCCAACGCTTTGACGAGCAATACCGCACTGTGGATGGTGTGCTGTGCCGCAGCCGCGAAGAGGCGGATGAAGCCCGCAAAGAGTACAACGCGATCCAGGGCATCATGAATACCGCCAAGGACGATGATCTCTCTTCGCTGGAGCGGGCAAAGGAAGAACTTTCTCAGTATCATACGCGGGTGGCCACAGAGTACCAAAAGAGTATTGACACCCGCCTGCAAAAAGCGGAACTGACAGCGCGAACAGTAGACACCCGACTGGAGGGAACACCAAAGATCGTTTGTGATACGGGCGAGGAGGCGAAGGCGGTACGCGGCCACGCAAATATTCTGTATGCCCGCTTGACGCAATGCGGGGAAGGTCAGGAGGCTGAGGGTGCGCTGCTGTCTTTGAAGGACAGAATTTGCAAAGTCGGCTATCCAGCCCCGCTGCAAGAAGCCTATCTGCAAGAGATCGACAGGCGTCTGGATGAGATCGACCTGACGTACCGGACGGCCTTTGGTATGGAATACCCCACACGTGAGCAGGCGGCTGCCGCAAAAAAGAAGTATGAGCTGCTCAGCAGACAGGTCGCATCACCAGACGCCAAGAAAAATGCGGAAACGCTCCGCAAGGTCATAGATAACGCGGAATTGCCAGATGATTTGAAGGCTTCGCTGCAAGCAACACTCTTTCAGCATGAAAATGCCAAGGAGTTGAAAACAGCGAAAAAGCTATCTTCTGTCAGCGCGGTACTGCTGCTTGCCATTCTTGGTCTTACGATCGCATTTGGGTTGAAATACACCCCTGCCCTTGCCGCAAAAAATGTTCCGCTCTTTGGCTACAATCTCGTTATGCCGGCAGAAGAGGTCTCTGACCATTTGGGTTATATAGACGGACTGCGAAATGGTGCGCTGGTATTTGGTCATGCGGTCGTCGAGATATTTGTCGGCGCCTTTTATGACTATGTGGATGGATTCTCTTACGGATTTATTGGCAATATCATTTGGGCTTTCCTGGGAATTGCCTGGGAGCTGGTAAAATACATGTTTCTTGCGATCGCCCGGTATTTTGTGACCATTGTGCTGGCTTTCTTTCAACGGGCAACTCTGGGCTACTATGTGGGGTACATCATTTCGGCTGCAATTCCCTTTGCTATCTCGAAGTTCAACTTTGACGAAGAAACGCCGGAAGAAAATGTAGCCCGTATCAAAGAGATGAAGCCCAAGAGAATTGCCAAATGGGTGTTGATCGTGCTGCTGGCCATTGCCATCAGTATTGCCTTTATTTTAGCAGAGGCAGGCTGACACGCGATCTGACTATGAAAAGAGAGGATACGGAAGATGAAGAAAACGGGACTACTTATCGCAATCGTTCTTGGCCTCGCTATACTATCGGGATGTGGCAGAGACTCTACTTTCTATTCTTCTGGCTTAAAGTCTGAAGGAGCGATAAAAAACGATCTGGAGCAAAGCGATGTCTTTTGGGAAATGGTCGCACCGGCTGCTCCCGGCGATTACCACTTAACAGATGTCTCTGTCCTTGCGCGATTCACGGACGAGGAGAAGGAGGACGTGGTCAGCGTTTCCGTGACCGCACAGTCCTCTGTCGCCACATATACCGGCGTATTCACTGCCAGTTATGAATATGTAGAGGGGCAAGGATTTGTGCTTGTCCGCATATTTCAAGGGGACAATGGTTCTTATTCTGATATAAAGCTTCCTGACGATTCATTTGCATCCGCTGCCTGGGGCATGGTAATGTCAGAGGTTAACGGCACTTTGCAGGAAGCGAGTGTGGAAGGAATGCCATCCGATGACAAAGTCTGCAAGCTGAATGCGTCATTTAGCTATCGGGATGATGCGCAGCACGTCACGGGCGAAGTGTCTGCCTATATGACTGCCACATTTGTGGACGGTGCATGGCAAATTCCGAACAGCGATCTCATGGTTGGCCAATCACCTATTACAGTCGTATCGGAACGCAATACATATGATCCTGCAAATGAGATATACTGGCACGCCAGTCCCTATTCTGACAGTGTAGAGATAATTAACGCTTACTGTACCGAGGGGCACCAGTATTATGATCGCTTCGTATATTACAGCTACGCTGATATCAATTACAAAGAGATCATCAAGTATGGCTTTCAGACTGCCGAAATGAACGTACCGGCGGATGATGCCTATATGGGCTGCGATGGGGAAGGCCTTTTGGGAGAGTCGACAGGGCCGATATCTGAACAGGATGTCTACGCATATCTGGCGACGATCAAATCGTCCAACCCTGATATTCTGATTATTACCGACGCAAAACAGTACTTGGCCCAAGTTCTATCCCAGCCGGACTACATGCGCGTTGTCAACGAATATACCGACGAGGATGGCCTGCATGTTGCGGAATTGGCCACCAAGGGAACAGACAAATACTACAAAAACTCTTAAGACTTTTTGTGTAAATCCCAATGCGGGTATTTACGAATTTGCTGAGAACACCTTGAAAAATTTGCTTATATGCGCTGGGAAGCAATAAAAAGATGCTGTATCAGGCTGCATGAGAGAGAAAGGGATATGGAAATGAAGAAGATGGATCAAAAATCAAAGTTGGAGCAGCTATTTATTCTTGTGATGATTGGCGTAGCATGCCTTGCCTTGTTTGCGCTGACCGGCTGCGGTGGTAATTCCTGTGAAACTGTTCATTGCAACAGCGTAAGCTTTGAGGGTGGAACCGCAGAGGGCTGCTCTGTTCCAAGCTGCGGTGGATGCTTAGGCTGCAATAGCGGCTGTAACAGCTGTCTGTGGGCGCAGTCCTGTAAATATGTATCTTTCAAAGAGTCTTCTGACGATGACCATTCCAGTAAAGGCGGCGGATGTGATGTGCGCTATCTGGGCACCAGTTGCCTTGGCTGCGGAGCCGATGAGAAGAGCTGCTATTCCGGCTGCATTCAGAATAAGGGAGCCGCAGGAACAACAACCTCTGTCTTCTATGGCGATACAGATAATGGAGGCCATATTCTGAGAGTTGGTGGAGGTCAGACCGGCTGCGTCGAGGGTGGCTATAACCAATTCAGCGAATTGCGCAAATACGAGCAAGGCATAGGAATTGATTAAAATGTGTCCATATATTCAAATAATACTACCGTCTTATGGCGTTTTAGCGTTTGTCGGTGGTTTTGCTGCCTTACTATTTACCTACCTCCGCTTGGATCGGTTTCAGATCGCGTTTACACAACTGCTGAAGATCGTTGTGGTGTGCATCATTGGATGTGTTCTCGGCAGCAAGCTCATGTATGCGCTGACACAGATTCCTTGGCTTGTGGAGAATTTTTCACTTGAAAATCTAGTGCTATTTATTCCGAGCAGCGGCTATGTATTTTACGGCGGCTTACTAGGCGTGATTCTGGCAATCAGCTTGTATACTCGGAAGGATCGGGATTTGCGTACCCGCATATATCACATGGTCACACCGGCATTCCCACTATTCCACGGATTTGGACGGATCGGCTGCTTTATGGCTGGGTGCTGTTATGGTATACCGCTTCCTGCCCCGATAACGTTTTTTGGCATGTTTACGCTTGACCGGCTTCCAGTACAAATATTTGAGGCAGTTTTTGAATTTGTTCTCTTTGCCGTTCTGCTCGTGGTGGAAAAGAGGCGGCCCCAAACGGATATTCTGAAAGTATACTTGCTGGCTTATGCGGTGTTCCGCTTTGCAATTGAATTCTTTCGCGGTGATGTGGTCCGTGGAATTTTTCTCGGCCTATCTACGGCACAATGGGTATCGTTGGGGATTACAGTGTATTACCTGCTGCAGCACTTCAAAACGCGAAAAACGATGGCTATAGCAGATGCAACGCCTATGGCAGAGGATGAATGAAATCCGATTCTCCCCTATCCTCCGAATATATACCATAGAAACTTACCTTAATTTACCCACTGCTAAAGCCCAGTAAATACGCGGTTTTAAGAGCAGTTAGATGTGAGAAAAAGCCGAGAAATGTAGGTAATTCATCTATTATTCCTGCATTACTCCTATACACTTATTCCTATACAAAAGAGAGCCTCCTTGTGGTATCGGATGCCTTAACCGGCGTCCTGCTGCGAGGAGGCTTTTTCTTTGTTATAGGCAAAAATTACAAGCTATTTTATTTTTTCTATTTCGTCTTTTAGCCATTCGAATTCTCTCTGTGTATAAACCTTTTCAGTTATATCAGAGATCTTATGCCCTACCATATACTTAATAGCGTATTCATCAACGCCGTATTTTTTAGCCATGGTAACAAAGTGTTTGCGTCCGTCATGTGGTCTATGCTCCGGATTAAGTTTCAGTTCGTCCCGAATCATCCCAAAAGCCTTTTGATATCTGTTGTAGGTCAAAGCCGTATTCTTGACCCTGCTGCTTGGATTGGCGTAATTGAACAGATATATGCTTCCTATTTCCTGAGCCTCTTTATAGTGCCGTTCTACCAAGTGTCTTATTTTTGAGTGGATAGGTACAACACGGTTAGTACCTGCATCGGTTTTCATTCCTCCGCTGAATGTGCCATTTTCAAGATCCACGTCTTTCAACTCCAGCAAACCAATTTCCTGTGGCCTCCATCCGGAATAGCACTGAATCAAGATAACGTCTACATACATTTTATCATCTACATGCTGCCAGAGCAAATCCATCTCTTCTTGTGTAAACGGTATGTGCTCTTTCTTTACCGTTACGATTTCTTTGATGGTTTCCTCGGTTAGATTGAACGTTCTCGAATAGTTGCGGTCTACCAGTTCATATTCCAAGGCATAATCGAGCATTAAGTTGAACAGTGACTTAATCTTGTTCTTCATTGATGCGCTCGGGGTTTGTTCTTTTCCTCGTACTACGGATATCCCTTCTTCCATACAGCCTTTTATATGACGTGCTCGGACATCAATCACTCTCATGCTGTACACGGACGAACAATATCCCCAGGCGGATTCTACTGCTCTGCCGCTCGCTTCATTCTTCAGAGTTTTCAAGTATTCCGGTTTCCACCGTTCGTACAATTCTTTGACGGTGAGAGACGGCTCGAGATCATATGGGTTCTTGTTATATTCCACAAGAGCGGCATAGGCGTCATTATAGGTAGGAAAATAGGATTCCGGCTTTAGAGGTTTGCATATCGGCCGTCCGTTTTCTGCTTTTCCTACGCTCACCATCGCCCTGAAAGGATTGCGGAGATTACGGTTTTTAATCTCGCTGATTTGTCCGAATCCGTTCGGTAAACGGCGTCGTTTGTTGTTTTTGTTTCGAGGCTTTCTTGATTTGGAGCTTGACTGCATCGGGTATCCGCAATGCGGACAGGAAACAGCTTTATCACTTACTTGCAATTCGCACTCCGGACATTTTATAAGCATAGAGACCACCTTTCCATTGATTTGCTATTAGTAATCATATATCATAAGTATAGGAATTGTCAACTCCTACACAAAACTTTTCTTGCTGCGATTGGAGGAAAAGATGAAATATGATTAGTGAGAGCAAATCAACCTGCCCCAAATGCGGCGGACAGTTGAAATATTACGACACCGTAAAAAGAATTGTACGGACGAAATACGGCGTCAAAAACAAAGTAGATATTCGAAGGTTCCGATGCCAAAAATGCAGCGCTATGCATCGGGAACTTCCGGACTTTATATTTCCATACAAGCAGTACGAAGCGGAAATCATCATCGGTGTTTTGGAAGGGCTTATTACCTGCGAAACGCTCGGCTTTGAAGATTGCCCTTGTGAAATGACGATGATCCGATGGCGGCTGTCTCCACCTAAGTTGTTTTCACTAAAAGCTGTTTCTAACCTAGAATAGCAGTTGAAAGGAGGCAAAAGCCAATGGATGAAGTTATATTTGCATCTGGTTCCGTACCGGTAGCCGTAGCAGCGAGGGTTTATGGGAAAGACGCTTCATGGATTCGAGCCGGCATTATATCGGGGTGGCTGCCCATCGGTAAAGCAACCAGGAACGGAAAACTTATCACCAATCTGGAAGAGATGAATTCGAAATACGGACGAATCAACTTTTACATCTCTCCAAAGTTACTGTGGCAGGAAACGGGTTATGTCTGGCGAGGTGAACGGGTATGAGCACAACGATAAGACCTGAAATATCTGAGAAAAACCAATACTGGATTGAGAAACACCGGTATTACGAACTGAAGCATTTCTGCCTACAGTATCCGATATGGCGGAAATCGTATGCCATGCTGGATGGGTTCCCGAGCAGTTGGCCGAAATTGATATCGCCGGGCAGGACAAATAACATCAGCGATCCGGTTGCTAAATGCGCGATGGCAAGGCTGTTTTACTCGAATCGGATGGACATGATCGAACGGATGGCCAAGGAAGCGGACGAGGAACTTTCTTGTTATATTTTGAAAGGCGTGACGGAAGGAGTTTCCTATGATTACATGAGAGTCAAATTTTCTATCCCATGCTGCAAGGACACTTATTACGACTTGTACAGACGGTTCTTCTGGCTGCTCAGCCAAGAAAGAGGGTGATGCGATGAAGATTGTAGATGTGGCTGTTAAGAAGGTCTATCGGTTCAATTGCCCGAACTGTCAGAGTAGGCTTGAGGCGGAAAGCAGCGAACTGACGGACATAGGCGGTAAAGTAAGCAAGTTCTATTGTCCGGTGTGCCGAAAAGAGCGTTATATAACCTGGTCGGACTTGCGTAAGAAAATCGTCTATGAAGGTTCGCAAGAATAACAAGCTCCTTTATGAAAGGAGGTGAGTAAAATGTTTAATAACTTAAATGATTATTCAAACAAGGATCTCCAAGAGAAAATTGAAAATGTTTCTGAGAGCGAATTGAATGAACAGTCAGAAAGTACAAACAGCCTACTCGAAAAATCGAACAAAGACTAACATTTAAAAAAGATTGGGTCTAAGGAAACTTAGGCTCTTTCTTTTTATCCTAGATTAGAATTCAGTACGCAGGTGACGGAAAAACATGTTAAATTGATATCTGAAAAATTCCCCGGGTTGAAAATTTGGAAAAACATTTTAAAAGGAGGACGCACATGAACTTGGCAATCATTTTTACTCTCGGCGTTTTGGTAGGCGCCATTTTTGCAGGTATCGTATTTCGGCTTTTCTCAGTCGGAACACTTCGAGTTGACCATTCAGATCCGGATGGTCCTTTTTTATTTTTGGAACTATCGAAGCGGATCGAAGCTGTGGTTTCAAAGAAGTATGTCGTATTGAAAGTCAAGGCTAAAGACTTCATTCCGCACAAATAACACTTCCTTTTATGGAACCCAGTAAACGAAAGGAGAAATGCAAAATGGGCGAAGAAATTAAAAATTTGTTGGAAGAGGAAATCAAGAACGAAATCGAAAACTTGGCTTCTCTCGAACCAGGAAGTGAAAAACACTCTACAGCAGTGGAAAGCTTGGCAAAACTTTACAAGGTGAAGCTCGATGAAGACAAAACCTCAATGGAGTATCTGGACAAAACTCAGAATCGTGAAAGCGATGAGGGCTTTAAGGTTGCTCAGATTGAAGAGAATGTCAAAGATCGGTATGTCAAAATTGGTATTGCAGCCGCCGAGCTTGTGCTGCCGTTGATGTTCTACGCATTCTGGATGCGAAAGGGATTCAAGTTCGAAGAGAAAGGAACTTATACCTCTACGACATTCAGAGGTTTGTTTAGCCGTTTTAAACCAACCAAGAAGTAAAATGGTTCCGAAACGAGGAGTTCGTGGATATTACACGGCCTCTTCGTTTTTCTCCGTTAAAATCGCATCCGCTATTATGAGAGATGTAAAAGTGCTTTTTATCTCTTGATAATTCAAAGGTGGCGGTTATACTTAAAATTGCCACACAGTATCAAGGAGGTAATTTGTAATGAGCTTTTTTAACGACGCGCAAAAGGACGCATTACTTACTGGCAGGTATATTTGCAGTAAATGCGGAGCAAGAATGCAGTTCGAGGATGAATGGGAAGATATATTAGTATGCCTCGAATGCGGCCATTCCGTAGAATTGGAACGGTACGGAATGGAAGATGATGAGGAATATGAAGCTCTGTATCCTGCCAGAGAAGAAGTTGCGGAGAATTTGACGAAGATTAAATAAGATTATTAGCAAAAGGGAGAGGGTCCTGACGAGGGCTCTTTCTCTTTTCTTTTTGGTGGTGTATATGAGATACCATTTTGATAAACCGGAAATCTATCTGTCTATGTACGGCAGCCGTTATATTTGCGATCACCCCGTTTACAACAGTTGCACGCTATACAAAATCGGAGAAAAAGGACTGGCTGTGATACAGCAAAGGTTTGACGAGGAAACCAAGAGTACATGGTGGAGCGAGGTTGACCCGTGGATTACTGACGCTTTGTATTTGCACCCTAATTTTCGAGAATACTTTAACGCTCGTTCCGGAGCTTGTACGGACGGCCTCTATCCCACCGTTACTGTCCGTCAAATTATGTGGGCACTGAAAATGAAACCCATCAAACGGGAACGATGGGAAACAGTCTTTGACAGACGGGAAATTTGAGTTCGCAAAAATCGCATCTTCTTTTATGGAAATCAATGGATATTTGAAAGGAGTAAAAGGAGTATGGACGAAATGAAAATAGGGTCGAAATTCACGACGGATATTCTGTCGAAGTTGATAGCTATGCTAATCCGAAAGAAATTTGGGTACGATGTAGAACTCAAACTTAACGAGGTGAATGCAACGATTATCGATGGAAAGACACATGTCCATCTGGATGTAGACGCTGAACTCAAAAAAGACGAACTTATGAAAATTTTAAAGAACATTGGTTTGTAAGGAGAAGAGCCGCTAACAACGGCTCTTTTCTTTATTGCCGCGCGAAAAATACAACGCTTATTATGAGGGAAAGAGGGCAACTGATTAGGATAGTTGAGGTTGCCATAATAGTAAGTTTATGCTTGACTTACATCTTTCTCTTTTAATTTTTTTCACGAAAGGAGAAGACAATGAGCATCGATCAGCTTGAACTAATTTTGTATGACATGTATCACATGGATGCTTGGATGCCTCCGCTATTCGGGAAATGGACGGAGGAATTCAAGAAAAGCAGTTATTCACAATGGGCTGTCGACGAGCTCAAAGATTTTATCGCCGAAAGAATATATCCGAGAACATCGGGATCAATCGATGAATTCTGTGAACTCGCCCATGAATTCATGGTGAAGATGTTTACTTACTCAAAAGTAAATCCGAGAACAAGCCAAATATTTAAATCGGCCGGCAACATGGCTGTAGATATCCTGGATTTACTGAGAGCTATGAGATGAACGAAAGGAGAAAAACATGAACAAAACCCCTGTTATTCAAAGGGCGCTGCACAAGTCGGGACTATATTTGAAAAAGTATTCTCCCGTTGCTTTATCGTGTGTAGCATCCGTAGGAGTAATCGTAACTGTTGTTACAGCCGTTAAAGCTACTCCAAAAGCTGTAGAACTTGTAAAAGCGGACAGCAGAAAAAATCACGATGGAGATCCATACGCCTACACCAAAAAAGAGGCGTTTATGTCAGCGTGGAAATGTTATATTCCGACCGCTGCTTTTGGCCTTTCCACGATAGCCTGTATTATGGGAGCCAATGCGCTTAATAGCAGAAAACAGGCCGCCCTGACAAGCGCCTACGCTCTTATCAACCAGTCCTATAAGGAATATAAGGACAAGCTGAAAGAGCTTTACGGAGAAGAGGCGCACAACGCGATTGTGGACTCCATCGTAAGCGAAAAGTGTAAAGACGTTTATATTTCGTCGCCAAGCTTTATCAGCAGTTCGAGTCTTGACTTTGGTGAAGGCATGGAACCCGAGATAATTCGTACTTTCTACGACAGTTTTTCCCAGAGGTATTTTGAGACAACCATCGCCAAGGTTATAGAGGCGGAATACCATTTGAACCGCAATTTTATGTTTCAAGGCGTAATTCCATTGAACGACTTCTATGAGTTCCTTGGGCTTGAAAAAACCGAACTTGGAGAAACGGTGGGTTGGTCGTCCTGCAACGGCGATATTTACTGGATTGATTTCAATCACCATAAATTAACGCTGGAAGACGGTATGGAAATCTTCGTCATTGACATGGTTTTCGAACCGACCGCCGAATGGATGGAAGATCTTTAAATCCGCAAAATTTACAAGCCGTATTATGAAAAGGAGGTAGCACTTTATGATTAACGCTAAAATGGTAAAAATTCTTGGTCTTGTCGCCACCGCAGTAGGTATGGGAGCAACACTACTAACCGACTGGGTGAACGAAAAGAAAATGGAAGAGAAAATCGATGAACGCATTAACGAAAAGCTCGCCGCACTTAATGACGAAGAGGAAGAGTCCTAACAAGGGCTCTTTTTCTTTACTCGGCAAGCTATCGTGTGCGATTCAGAGACGGCTGTTTCGATTATTAAAGAATATGTAGACCGGCATTTATTCAGTCCGTCGTTCTCATGGCCTAAAGATGAATTTGAAAAACGGTCGTATTCACAATGGGCCGCTTATGAAATTATCAATCGAATTATGGATAAGCCCTTTGAAATGCCTATCTGTATTATCGAAAGTTTTATCTGCGAAATGGCTATGTATGCTTGTTATGGCGAGGACGAGCATCGCAGTTTGATATTTCAGACGGCGGTTGAAACAGCCGAAGAATTGATTTTGTTATTTGTTTAAACGAAAGGAGAAAAAACATGAAGGGTAAAAACATTACTATTTTTGGTCTTGGAGCAATCGGTGGATTTATCGGAGGGAATGTGTTTGCATTTTATAAAATGTTACATTCCAAACGAATCAGAAAAGCACTTACTGACATTGTAGCCGATAAAATCGAAACGGTTCTTTATGGAGAAGAATGTCATTCCCCAAAGAACAATTCAAGGGTATCTTACAGCTACTATCACAAAAACAAAAACAGACGCAATAAATCGGATTTTGTTTTGGAAGATATATTGTTTGGAACTGAATCTGACGCTTTGTCTGTTCTTAGTTCAATGAAAGAAATTATCATCAATTACGGATGTGTTTCGATTGCTGACTATTATGATCTGGCTGGTGTATCAAACAATGTGTATACAAACACTAAATATGGATGGTTAGATCTTAAAGACGCAAAAGTTATCGATTCTATGGATGGGTATAAAATTAGCCTTCCTAAAGTGCTGATTTTAAATTAAGAAAGGAGAACTTAAATGGGAAAACACAGTTTATCCAGCATTGCCAAGAGTGTACGGACGGCGATGAAAAAGCATAGTCCGGAGATACTTACAGGTATCGGCATTGCTGGAATGATTACCACTACAGTCATGGCGGTGAGGGCAACGCCAAAAGCGCTGATTCTTATCGAGGAGAAAAAAGACGAACTTGAAACAGACCAGCTAAGCGGAAAGGAAATCGTAAAGACAGCATGGCCTTGTTATATTCCGGCCGCAATCGTTGGTTCGGTTTCTGTTTTCTGTCTTATTGGTGCCAGTTCGACAAATCTGCGTCGGAACGCAGCGCTTGCAACCGCCTATACGCTTTCTGAATCGACTTTAAAAGAATATCAGGAAAAGGTCGTAGAGGCGATTGGCGATAAGAAGGAGCAGACGATACGGGAATCGATGGCGAAAGAAAAAATCGTGAAGAACCCCGTTCGGGAAGTGATTCTGACCGAAAAGGGCGGAAATACCATCTGCTATGACGCTATCTCTGGAAGATATTTTAAGTCGGACAGAGATACCATCAACCGAGCCGTAAACGAATTGAACCGGCAAATGCGGGATGACATGTATGTAACGCTCAACGAGTTTTACTATGCGCTCGGATTAGACGGAACGAAATTGGGAGACGATCTGGGTTGGAATATCGAAAAGGGATATATCGAACTTGATTTTAGTTCCCATCTTGACGCGAACGGCACCCCTTGCCTGGTTATTGATTATCGGGTCGCGCCGGTTTACGATTATCACTGAGAAAACCGCGCGAAAAATACAATTGCTTTAATGGAAGAAGTTCCACATTTTCAGAATTTGAAAGGAGAACATAAAATGGAAAACAATGCGATTATGAACAACGAGGTTATTGAAACTACTGAGGAAGTCATCGAAAACACAGGTATGAGCAAGGGTATCAAGATTGCAGCAGGCGTTGGTTTGAGCGTAATTGTAGGCTTTGTGGTCTATAAGTACGTAGCAAAACCGGTGATTGCGAATATCAAAACCCAGATCGAGCTGAAAAAGATGGCTGCTGAGGAAAAGACAATCATTGTTGACGAAGCAGACGTTTCTACAGAAGAAAACTGAAATTTGAATCTGTGAAATTCGGACAAGGGAGAGTGCCTTAAACAAGGTGCTTTCCCTTTTTCTTTTTACCAAAAAGGAGGGTACGAGAATGAAAGCCTATTACTACGACGGACCAGTCATGCGATTTGAAAACTGCGTGCAGAATCGCTGGAAAGCATCTACCTACGCCCCGTCGGAAACGAAAGCTAAGAGTAATCTTGCTTATCGGTATAAAAAAGAAAACGGCATGACGCCGAATACCAAAATCACTCTGCCCGGCAAATTGATCCCGGCTTAAGAAAGATTAACGTCTGGCGGTATTTAACTAATTAACAAAAATGCAAGGGACTGTGGTTGGAACCTTTCTGAAACCATCTTGTGGTAGGAGGCGGCCACCAATCCACAACATCCCTTACAGTGTAGCATACAGCCCTTGGAGAGGGGCTCTAATCACTACTACTCTATAATACAAGGAGAAACCTAAGTGGAGGAATACAAAACTAATTCAGATAAGTCTCGTCAAGAGCAGTCTGAGAAAAAAGTGGAGGCAGTTATCAGCGGAAAAGCGAAAACCCGAAAAAAGGGTGAAATGCAGAAATTCGCCGACGTTTTTATTGCCGAGGACGCCAACAACGTAAAGTCTTATATTTTGCTGGAAGTCATTGTGCCGGCAATCAAAAAGGCTATTTCTGATATCGTTACTACCGGAATCGATATGATTCTTTACGGTGAGGCAGGAAGAACAAGGAAAAACGGTTCTGCTTCCAAAGTATCGTATCGGAATTATTACGAACGGGAAAGCGAACGCACCCGAGCCGGCTCCGCTATCAGACGGACAAATTTTGACTACGATGATATTTTGTTCGACACTCGTGGGGATGCGGAAGCGGTGCTGGATTCCATGAACGATATTATCAGCCAGTACGGTATGGTAAGCGTGTCGGATTTTTATGATTTGGCTAATGTTGCGAACGACAACTACACAATGAACCGTTACGGCTGGACAAACATTGCCGGAGCAACTGCTGTAAGGGTTCGGGACGGTTATATTTTGAAACTTCCAAGAGCCATCCCATTGAACTGAAAGGAGAAAAATATGCTTGAGTGTAAAATCTGCGGATGCAAATTCAATGCTGTTGAAGAGCGCCATTATATTTCTCGCGACAACGGAAAAAGCGGGTTAGCAGTAGCCTTTGGCTCGGAACCTGAGGAAAAACTGTACGATACTTTTGACTGCCCTTCCTGCGGCTGCCAGATTGCGGTTCAGGAACGAAAGAGAATCTATATCCCTTGCCGTGAAATCTGTGAGGAGGACGAAGAGTAATGTACGAATCCCCTGACAAAATGGTGTCGCACCCGGCACATTATCAATCTGAAACCGGTTTGGAAGTTATCGATGTGATAGAGGCTTTTACATTTGACCTCAAAGGCATCGAAGCAACCGATACCGGCAATATCATCAAATATGCCTGCCGTTGGAAACAGAAAAACGGCATTCAGGACCTCGAAAAGATTATGTGGTATACACAGCATCTTATCGACCATCTCAGAAAACTCGAAAAGGAGAATGAAAACTATGAAAAATAAGACCGAAATTGTAAAGAGCGTCAGCGGCGCTATGAATAAGACCATGATGAAGGTCAGAAAGCATAGCCCTGAGATTCTCGTAGTGGCCGGAATCGCGGGGATGGTTGTAAGCGCCATTATCGCTTGCAAAGCCACAACCAAAGTAAACAAGATTGTGGAGGATACCAAGAACGATATCGATAAGGTCCATACCGCAACGGAAACCGGAGTTACTGAAGCGGGTGAATCTTACTCTGCTGAGGATTCCAAGAAGGATCTCACTATCATTTATGTACAGACCGGTATTAAGTTCGCCAAGCTGTATGCTCCTGCCATTATTCTCGGAACGCTGTCCATTACCAGCATCCTTGCGTCCAACAACATTCTTCGCAAGAGAAATGTAGCGCTTGGCGCGGCTTATGCGGCTATCGACAAGAGCTTTAAAGAGTACCGCAGCCGAGTAGTCGAGCGATTTGGCGAGCAGGTAGACCAGGAACTGAAGTACAACATCAAAGCGAAGAAGTTTGAAGAGGTTGAGGTCGATCCTGAAACCGGAAAGGAAAAGAAGGTAAAGAAAACGGTCCAGGTGGTTGACCCTAATCTTCAGAGCGATTATGCCGTTTACTTCGACTCGAAGAGCCGCAATTACGAAACCAATCAGGATTACAACCGCATGTTCCTGAAGGCGCAGCAGGCGTTTGCCAACGATAAGCTTCAGACTCGTGGGCATCTGTTCTTGAACGAGGTTCTGGACGATCTGGATCTCCCCCGTACACCTGCCGGTCAGATTGTGGGTTGGACTGCCGATGGTCCGGACGGATATGTTAATTTCAGAATTGTAGAAGTAGAGAGGGAGACCGAAGACGGAAGGCACGAGCCGATTCTTCTTCTCGATTTCAACGTAGAGGGAAATATCTGGGAGAAGATGTAACTTTAACACTTTCAGATCGATACTGGAGGTGGTCGCTTTATAAGAGAGGAGTTTTAAAAATGCGAATCATATTAAAGGGTGCTGTGTTTCTTCTGAGCCTTATCCTTTGCTTCATTATTATAGCGAGGATAGCCGCAGCCCCGGCAAAAGAGAAATCCGTCGAGGATACATATGAAGAATGGCCGTACCCCATTTCACAGGAAGAAATCGAACTTATCGCACTGGTAACAATGGCGGAAGCAGAAGGTGAAACGGAACTCGGACAGAGGCTGGTAATTGACACGATTTTAAACCGAGTCGACGATTCGCACTTTCCGGATAATATAACCGATGTTATATTTCAGCCGAATCAGTTCACATCCATGTGGAACGGAAGAGTCGACCGCTGTTATGTGAAAGAAGAACTTGTAGAGCTTGTAAAGGAAGAGCTGCTGGAACGGACGAATTACGAATGCGTATTTTTCACCGCAGGCGGATACAGCGATTACGGTGTTCCGATGTTCCAGGAATGCTGCCATTATTTTTCAAGCTACGATTGAAAGGAGCGTTTATCATGAAAGCATTATTTTCTTATGTGTTTTCTACCATGGCCGGTTTGTGTTTAATCAGCGGTATTGCCATTTTGTCAGGTGGAAAGGAGTAATCAAACGTGGATATGCTCGATGATTTCATAAATCTGCTTGACTCCATATTGGACAGCAAGCGGAAAAGACATATTACCGGTGGGATTCTCCTGAGCGCTGCATTGCTGTTCGGAGGTCTCGCCGTAACTGTTGTTACGATAAAAAACGAGGAGGATTACTATGAGCAAGATTCAGCAGTCGTTTAACCATAATGTTACGTTTTGGGTAACGGTCGTAACGGCGCACCTGATTGTCAAAGAGTTTGAGATTCGCAATATGCGTTGCCAAATCGAGGCTCTGAAAACTGAAATTAAGGAGTTAAAGCAGACGGAAGGAGACTAAAGAACCTCGATGATCGACTTTTTAATGATTTCAACACGTAGTACGAAGCGTGGTGTAATAGAAATCTACCCGAAGTTTATCATTAAGAAAAGCTCTGATCTTATGATTAGAGGCGGCGACTTCTATGCCATCTGGCTGGAAGACCGGGGTTTATGGTCTACGGACGAGCAGGATGCTTTGCAGCTTATCGACCGGGAACTCGATCGGTATGCAGAAGAGAATCGCAAGAATTTTGATTCAAGTGTTAAAGTCCTGCACATGTGGGACTCTGAATCTGGAATGATCGATTCGTGGCACAAATACTGTCAGAAACAAATGAGAGATTCGTTCCACATGCTGGATGAAAAACTGATATTTTCAAATACGCCTACGAATAAAAAAGATTATGCAAGTAAAAAGCTGAAGTATCCCCTGGAAGAAGGAACCATCAATGCCTATGACAAGCTGATGTCTACTCTCTACTCTGAAACAGAGAGAGAAAAAATCGAATGGGCAATCGGTTCCATAGTCTGCGGGGATTCTAAAAAGTTGCAGAAATTTATGGTTTTGTATGGCGCCGCAGGAACCGGTAAATCCACGGTTCTTAATATCATTCAGCAGCTCTTCGACGGGTACTATTCTGTGTTCGACGCAAAAGCGCTTGGTTCTTCTAGCAATTCGTTTGCTTTGGAGGCGTTCAAGAGTAATCCACTTGTTGCTATTCAGCACGATGGGGATTTGTCGCGCATTGAGGATAACACCAGGCTGAACAGCCTCGTTTCTCACGAGTTGATGACGGTAAATGAAAAGTTCAAGTCTACTTACGCAAACCGTTTTAAATGTTTTCTGTTTATGGGAACGAATAAGCCGGTGAAGATAACCGATGCAAAATCAGGCCTGATTCGACGCTTGATTGATGTGTCTCCGTCCGGCGATAAATTGAGCCCGAAGGAGACCAAGTCAGTAACTTCCGCGCTGTACCTCGATATGAACGAAGGATTGCCGGATGTAAGCGAACTTGAAAAAGAGCTGGAACGCATTGTGAAAAGAGCAAAAGAATTTGGCGTTACGATGGATCTCAGTGGTAACAGTGGAGATGCTGAGCTAGATCCGTTGGTTAAAGAAATCGCTAAAGGCCACAATTATCATTTTATTGGTAAAGTCGGTCAGTTCTGTCCTATCAAACCTGGATGCGGCGGCGGTATTCTGCTTCGTGAAACCGAGAATAAGAAAACCGGAGAAAAAGGATATGCGGCTGCAACTGGTTCCAAAGGCTTCAGATGGCTGGAGTCTGAGATGGTTCGGGAACTCGGTAAGGAAAACGATATCGACCGCACTTACTACAACAATCTTGTAGATGAGGCGGTGAAGTCTCTGTCTTCTTATGGGGATTTCGAACGGTTTGTTGCAGACGAGCCGTTTGTTTCCGACAACACTCCCCCATGGTTTGGAGCCGGAGAACCGCATGAAGAAGAGCCAACGCCATTTGATGTGAGGTGATATATTTGCCGGTATTATTGTTGATTGCAATTGTAATATTCGTGTTCGTAAAAGCAGATTTCAGCAAAACAACTTGCGAATGCTCTCGTGACGAGTGCAGAACATGCCCATTTCCGTGCGAAAAGCACAATATTTGAAAGGAGACCAATCATGGCTTATAAGAACGTAGACAACATCATCATTGAAAATGCGCACATCATTTTCAGAAATTTCAAAGGAGAGGAATCGAAATACAATCGTGCCGGAAGCCGTAACTTCTGTGTCATCATCGAAGATTCAGATATGGCGCAGAAGCTGATTGAAGACGGTTGGAATGTGAGGGTTCTCTCCCCTCGTGATGAGGACGAAGAGCCTCGTCACTATATTCAGGTTGCGGTAAGCTTCGACAATATCCCGCCCAAGGTTATTATGATTACCAGACGGGCACAGACGAATCTTGATGAGGAGTCTATTGCCACTCTGGACTTTGCGGAGATTAGGACGGTCGATTTGGTGATCCGTCCTTACAACTGGGAAGTCAATGGCAAGACCGGCGTTAAGGCTTATCTGAAAACGATGTATGTGACCATCGAAGAGGATGAGTTCACTGAGAAGTACGCTGCGGAGGAAGGTCCGGAAGAGGCTCCGTGGCATTGATATTTTAGAAGATGGATAAGGGGTGCCGGCTTAATACATGTCCGGTCAAATGTCCAGTAAGGTCTTGATTAGATGCGCGTGTCTATAAGGGTAAGAGGAAACAGCCCCATTCCATCAATCACCGAAGGGAGAAAAACAAACGGCATAAAGGAGGCGAAGTCAATTGTTCTGGAAAAAGAAAAAACCTAAGCGAAAACAATCAGTTAAAAAACAAATTCCGAAGCATATCGCCGACAATCTGAAATATGGAGAGAATATATCCGAAGGATTTAAAAAAGGTATTTCTGAGGTTTCGGAAAAATCTAACCGAAAAAAGCCCGCTGGTAAAAATTCGGAAAAGCATTTAGACGCTCGAAAAGAATTTCTGCGAGTGTTCAGACAGCTAACCTATCGGCATCGCTCTTGGGGTATATGGAGCGACTTCATTATTATGTTCGCTTGCGCTTTATCGAATCCGGTGGATAAAGACCACTTCGACGAGAGAGAGGCGTTATATTTGCGGACTATCAAAAGATACAACAAACAGGAACAGCCGTTGTTTTCCGAACTTGCTGCATATACGGTAGTGGCTTTGGAAGAAAATCAAGAGCAGGACTTTTTGGGAAGTATCTACACCGAACTTGGCCTTAACAGCAAAGAACACGAGCAGATTTTTACACCTTACCATGTTTGCGAGTTGATGGCGGAAATCACCATGGAAGATGTTGTTGAAAAGGTCAAAAAAGACGGATACATAAGCCTGAACGATCCTTGCTGCGGCGCTGGAGCTACTTTGATTGCCGGTATTCATGCAGCGAGAAAAAGGCTGGAAAAAGCCAACCTGAATTACCAGAATCATATTTTGGTAGCTGCTCAGGATATCGACATGGTGGTGGCTCTGATGTGTTATATTCAGCTATCTCTCCTCGGCGTTGCCGCTTACATCAAAGTCGGAAATTCACTGACCGAACCAATGACTGAAAATGATTCTCTGGACAACTATTGGTTCACTATGATGTATTTTTCCGATATATGGTCGATGCGGCGACTTCTTAGGAGTTTGTAATGGCTGGTATATCACTAAGAGATTATCAGTTAGACGCTGTTGACAGAATGAAAAACGGCTGCATTCTGTGCGGCGGCGTTGGAAGCGGTAAGTCCAGAACCGCGTTAGCCTATTACTACAAACAAAACGGAGGCGAACTCGGAACAAAAAAATACGTGAAGATGAAAAGCCCTAAAGACTTGTACATCATCACGACAGCAAGAAAAAGAGATACGAAGGAATGGGAGGGTGAGCTTTCGCCCTTCCTTCTTTCTACTCACCCCGAAGCGAGTTCGTATTCCAATAAAGTGGTAGTCGATTCGTGGAACAACATCGGCAAATATGCAACGGTAACGGACGCCTTCTTTATATTTGATGAACAGAGGGTCGTGGGTTCCGGAGCTTGGGTAAAAGCATTTCTGAAAATAGCCAAGCTTAACGAGTGGATTCTGCTCTCCGCCACACCAGGAGACACATGGGAGGATTATATTCCAGTGTTTGTAGCCAATGGGTTCTACAAAAACAGAACAGCTTTCAAAGAAGAACACATGGTCATGACCTGGGTAAACGGCAAGTATCCGAAAGTGGACCGGTATTTGGGCGTCGGGCGTTTGATCCGTCTTCGCAATCGAATTCTTGTGGAGATGGATTTCAAACGGGAAACTGTCTCGCACCACGAAGATGTTTATGTGAAATACGATGTCGCCAAGTATAAGGATGCTTCAAAGCTTCGATGGAACCCTTATAAAAACGAACCGATTACGAATGCCGGCGAGCTGTGCTATGTATGGCGCAGGATCGTGAATTCGGACGATTCCAGGCAAGTCGCTTTGATGGAACTGTTTGAGAAACATCCGAAAATAATTGTTTTCTATAACTTCGACTATGAACTTGATATTCTTAAGAATCTTTATTACGGAGACGATGTCGAGGTTGCAGAATGGAACGGTCATAAGCATCAGCCAATCCCCACTTCAGACAATTGGGTCTATCTTGTGCAGTATACGGCCGGAGCCGAAGGATGGAACTGCATAAGCACCGACACCATCGTGTTCTACTCGCAGAATTACTCTTACAAAATTATGAAGCAGTCTGCTGGAAGAACTGATAGGCTAAATACGCCTTTCAAAGAACTGTATTACTATCACTTGAAGTCGAGATCTGCTATTGATTTGGCGATCGGCCGTGCTTTGAGTGAGAAACGGAATTTCAACGAAACCAAGTATGTCAGCAGCTATTCCAAAAGAACTGCTTAGTCAGGAGGATACCAATGATTAAACTGGATGTCCAAGAATACTGTCATGGATGCGCCAATTTTACGGCTGACGTGAAGGAACCGGAAAAATATTACGCTGGCTTCGATATTATTGAAATGACAGATACTCTTGTTCGCTGTGAACATCGCAAATTATGCGAAAACCTAGTTCGATATTTGAGAAAGCAGGTGGATCTTGATGAAAAATCCGAGAATCAATGAAAGCTTGATTATTGGTGTTGATTTCTCCAAACGAGACGACGGTGTGCTTATTGTCGGCCGCCAAAAGAATGGAGAAGTCACAATCATTAACGCTTTTCAAGGTAAAGAAGCCTTTGATATTTATGAAAAGCTGATTACAGTCAAGAAAGATTAACTATCAGATGTCAACTCTTAAAATGAGTGGTGGTGGCAACGCAAGCAGCTGGCTCAAAAGTGCATGACAAAGCAGAGGTTCGAAAGAACCCCGGTGTAGGATGAGAGGGTGGGATTATGCTGCCAACTGGGAATAGGGTTGCTTGGATTTTTCCATAGCAAATATCAGCCGAACCAACTTCTTAGTGGCATGGGAAAGCGCGACATTATAGTGCTTTCCCTCTGCCCGTTTCTTGGCAAGATAAGCGGCAAAGTTCGGGTTCTAGTGGCAGACAGTGTGAGACTTGTTCAAATGAATGTAATTATACAACTGATATTGACCATGCCAAAAACTTTAATAAGGAATTTGGCGTGTATGTAGAGAAGGAGAATGATTATGCTGAAAATCAGTAATTTTGAAGTTATGGGCTGGGAGCACGCCATTCGTGGAATGCGCAATCCTATGAATTCTTGGGCAAAAAGTGACAGCGAGGTATCTATATGCGAGTGCGAACACTGGCCGCACGATGTCAAAAAGTCGTTTGCCCGTCTCGGCTCCAACGACCTCGATTTAATGAAGCGCCTCCGTAACGCCGGCACCGATCACCGGAAGTTCATGCGGATGATAACGGTCTATGTGGACCTGACCGGCCCTCTGTACTGGTGGAAGGAGTTTGATACCTACAAGGTGGGGACGGTGGCTAATTCCTGTTCTACCATGCACAAGATTGCGGAAAAGGAATTCACACTGGAAGATTTCAGTTATGAACATCTAGGAGTTCCTACTTTTGCAACAAATGAAAATGGCGAAGATGTTCCAGTTGTTCAAAACTTGTGGGAAGAAAGTCTCAAACGCACAATTAACGATCTTAATATTGCTAGGAATTTTTATATTTCCTCTGATGAGCCTGGTCTTAAAAAGCAATACTGGTGGCAGATGATCCAGCTCCTCCCCTCTTCTTACAGCCAGAAAAGAACGGTCATGCTCAACTATGAGGTGCTGGCCAACATTTATAAGAGCCGGAGGAACCATAAGCTGGACGAGTGGCACACCTTCTGCGACTGGATTGAAGAGCTGCCGTATAGCGAGTTAATTACTGGCTATGAAGAGGAGGAAGACAAGTAATGAAGAATCTAGTGATATTTTCGGTCGAAGAATTGTACGATTTGATTCACGACAAACCTGTCACTGATGAGAAGTCCGGCATCATTTATATGAGCATAGACTGCTATGAGAAAGAGGTGGACAAAAATGAGTGATTACGGTGTAAAAGAAACCCAATGCACACGCTGCGAACACAGAGAAGTATGCTCTCTGAAAACAGAATTTCTCGAAGCTCAGAAAGCAATCGATGAAGTATATGTGAGTCGTCCTTGCGAAGATGGTAAAAAAGTATCCATGATTCGCGTCCGCGATATAAAGCACATTGAACCAGTCGAACTTCGTTGCAAACACTACATACCCAACACAGGAGTGAATATCAGATGACAGATAACAAAAAGAGAGGCAGACCAAAAGCTATAAATCCGAGAAGTAAGCAGTATCGTATTCGTCTAACAGACGATGAATGCGAAGCCCTAAAAACTATCGCCAAAAAGCATAATCTTTCTATAAGTAAACTTATTCGCTCCAGAATAATTGAAGGTGAATATCAGATGACAATTAACGACTACCAGAAAGCCGCCTACCGTACCGCCAATCAATCCCTGACCGACTCTCAGCAGCTCCAAAACGGACTCATGGGTCTTAATGGAGAATCCGGAGAGTGCATTGATATTTTGAAAAAGCATCTCTTCCAGGGGCATGATCTCGATAAGTATCACATTGCCAAAGAGCTTGGAGATGTGGCTTGGTATCTTGCGGTGAGCGCTCAGGCTCTCGGTTTTGATTTGGAAACCATTTTACAAATGAACGTGGAGAAGCTGAAAGTGCGTTATCCTCACGGATTTGACGCCGGACACAGCCAGCACCGTTCTTCTGGTGATATTTAAGGAGGACATCATGTGGAGAAAAGAAACAATTAAAAACAAAATTTACGCCCTGGTGCTTATCGGCATCGGGGCTCTTTCTATTTTACCGGAAAACGACGCCACTGCTTTTATATTCTTTTGCCTAATCGGAGTACCTTTGTTCTTCGCTAAGGAAAATTGGATTATGGATGGAGGAGGTTCCGATTATGTATATGAAGAAAGCCGGAGGGAAAGTGTACGGATCGCATCTAACTGCCGCAGAAAAGAAAGCGATGGATATCGAAATCCGCAGGCAGCTCGCAGAGTACGATCTCAAACACGCTAACGAACTTGACGCCATGATCTTATGGCATTTGCATGAGGAATTTGGTTTCGGGCCGAAGCGTCTGAAGCAGTTCTATGACACTTTTGCCGTAAGATTGGACGAGCTGATTAAACACTATGAGATGACTGATTCCGATATGGTTTGGTTGTGTACGTACAAGCTGAAACAATACGGAATCGACATCGAGGAATGGAACAAACAAAGGAGGGACTGATGGGTATCGCTAATCGTGAAAACAATCCTCGAAAGAATTCGGAGGGATATTCTGACCCAACGGCTTTCGAGGCTTTGCGGAACATCGATAAGGAAGACGAAAGATTTCACAGACTGCTGCATACATTGTTTTATATCTGTGAGCTTGCTGATTTCGAAATCGAAGGCCGCATTGTGTTGATTGACAAACAGACCGGACGGGTTTGGAGATGAGAAAAACGTCCGTACACTCTTTGAAAATCTGCAAAATTGTGGCCACTTTTGTTTTTGTGAAAGTGGGCTTCGACCAATTTGGGGGAAATTTTGGAGCTTGTACGGACGAAAAAACTCATTTTTGGCCAAAAAAAGTGGGCAAAAGCCCGGTTTTGCGAACCAAAAGTGGGCAGAAAAAATCGGGTGCATTTTCTGAAAACGGCACTTTTTTGGCGTTTTTTGACCATTTTTGGCCGATTTGCGCAAATTGGGTGTTGAAAAACCACTAAAAAGCCCACTTGCCCACTTTTATTCCTTATTTAATTGCGATAAAAAGTTTTAATATTTAAATAAATAAGGCAAACAAAAGTGGGCATTTGGCCACAAGCCGAAATTACATACCACAAACCAAGCAAAAAGTCAAGTGGTTTGCAAATAAAGTCCTTTCTTTATTTTGGCTTTTGTGCTATACTATAAGAGCCACACAATCTAATAGTTTTCAAGTTGCAAGGGAAAATTACTTTGGTAAAAAGTGTTTTCTCTCTTTACTCATGTGTCCTTTGCGACTTGATTGAGATTGTGTGGCAACAATGAGGGATTCACTTTTTCGGTGCGTCTCTCATTTGGGGGCGCACTTTTTTATTGCCCTTATGAAAGGGGATAGGACAATGAGCGGAGAGAAGAAAACACCTAAAACCACAAGTAATATTGCAACCGGAATCGCTATGGCTGCGTCCATAGTGCCTCTTGTCAAACCTGCTATCGAAGCTGTTCGTGATTATGCAGATAAGACGATTGAGGAACGGAAAAAACTGGTCGTTGTGCCGAAGTTATATTCTTCGGAATATCGAACCACGTCGGAGCAAGCTGTAGAAATACTGACAAGCCTTGGGCTAAAGGCGGTCCTCTCTCCGACTCTTATTGATGACGCCGACGAAAAATATAGAAACTGTGTCAACAATCAGGTGATTAAATCTGAGCCAAAAGCAAAACAGAAAGTTGAACCAGGGACTACTGTTCGCGTTTTGTATATCACGCAGGAAGTTATCGATGAAAGTCAGCGTCTGTTCATTGAGTCCGAAAAACGAAAAGCAGAACTATTGCTTGAGAAAAGTATAAGGCGTTCTGAGAGGAAAGAAAAAACAAAGCAAGTGGTATCGGGTGTTGCTGATACTGTTAAACGAGGAGTCGGAAAAATCCCATCGGTTCTTCATAAAAAGAACAACGACAAGGAGGAACATAATGAGTAAGAATGGTAAAAAGCGAGGCTTTGGCGGTTTGCTGTTGGATTTTATTTTGGTACTCTGTACTGGAGGATTGTGGCTCATTTGGATTTTGATACGCTATCTTCGAAATAACAGCTAAACGCTAAAACTGAATAATTGACGCGGCCAAGATGCTTAACGGTGTCTTGGCTTTTTTTTATTGTCTATTTTTGCCGCGCGAAAAATACATGCCCTTTTATGAAGAGAAGGATAGAATAGCTATTTTTAAAGATAGACATTCCCTTTTCCGTTTTGCAAAAAGCACTGAAAGGAGGCCCATTAACCATGCTTGAAAGTCAATTCCAAGCAAAGCTCATTAAAGAGCTTAAGAAAAGATTTCCTGGTTGCATCGTTATGAAAAGCGATTCGGGATATTTACAAGGCATTCCCGATCTGCTCATTCTCTACAACGATAAATGGGCTTCTTTGGAATGTAAACAAAGCGCTGGCGCAAAGAGACAACCGAATCAAGAGTATTATGTCGGGAAGATGGATGAGATGTCGTTCTCAAGATTCATCTGCCCGGAGAACAAGGAGGAAGTGCTGCATGATCTTCAACAATCATTCGAATCTTGAAGGGCAACACGCTTTTCTCGGTGCCAGCAAATATCATTGGATTAACTACAGCGAGGACAAGGTGGCGGAAGCATATTCCAAATTCCTCGCTACGCAAAAAGGAACCGTTCTTCACGAATTTGCGTGCCAGTGTATTCGTCTTGGGCAGAAATTGCCGAAGTCTCAAAAAACACTGAACATGTATGTCAATGACGCGATCGGTTTCAAAATGATACCAGAGCAAATTCTGTTTTATTCGGAAAATTGTTTTGGCACCGCCGACACTATCATGTTTCGAAACCGGTTCCTTCGTATTCATGATTTAAAGACCGGAGCTATTCCGGCGCACATGGAGCAGCTTAAAATATATGCTGCTCTTTTTTGTTTGGAGTACAAAATAAAACCTGCTGATATCGATATAGAGCTTCGTTTGTATCAAAACAATGAAATTCTGTACGATGAACCGACAGCCGAAGATATCGTTCCGATTATGGACAAAATCATCACTTTTGACAAGGTGATTCGAAAAATCAAAGAACAGGAGGGTTAAACCATGAATTCCTTTGTGGAGGAAATGCTGATGCACTATGGAATGCCGAGACGTTCCGGTCGTTATCCCTGGGGTTCTGGAGATAACCCTTACCAGCATAGCGGGGATTTTCTGTCGCGAGTGGAAGAGATGAAGAAATCCGGATTCACTTTCACAGATAAAGATGGGAAAACCTACACTGGTGAAGTAGCCATTGCCAAATCTATGGGCCTTAGCACAACGCAGTTCAGGACACAGATGAGCTTGGCGAAAGATGAAAGAAGATCCGCCGACGTTTCGACTGCTAAGGCGCTTCGGGAAAAAGGTTACAGTCTGAACGAAATCGCGGAGAAGATGGGATTCGCTAATGATTCTTCCGTTCGTTCTTTGCTCAACGAATCGTCCGAAGCCCGCATGAACCAGGCTAAAACCACGGCCGAATTCCTAAAAAAGCAGATTGCTGAAAAAGGAATGATAGATGTTGGAACCGGCGTTGAGCGGGAACTGGGCATCTCTAAAGAAAAGCTAAACCAGGCTCTTTATATTTTGGAGATGGAAGGTTATCCGATATATGGCGGCGGTGTTCCGCAGGTTACGAATCCTGGAAAGCAGACCAACATTAAAGTTATCTGCCCTCCCGGAACAGAACACAAAGAGATTTATAATTTTGAAAATGTTCATTCTGTGAGGGACTACATCTCTTATGACGAAGGCGAGTCTTTTAGAAAAGCGTTCGAATACCCCTCCAGTATGGATTCCAAGCGGCTCCAAATTCGTTACGCAGAAGATGGCGGGATTCAGAAAGATGGCGTTATCGAACTTCGAAGAGGCGTGGATGATCTTTCTCTTGGCGATGCACATTATGCGCAGGTTCGTATTCTTGTGGACGGAACGCACTATCTTAAAGGGATGGCCGTTTATTCCGATGACCTTCCCGATGGTGTTGACGTTGTGTTTAACACTAATAAAAAGAAGGGTACGCCGACACAAGATGTGCTGAAGAAAATAAAGGATGACCCGGATAATCCGTTTGGCTCGGCGATTAAGGAGCATGGCGGTCAGAGTTATTATGACGACCCAAATGGAAAGTACACTGACCCGGTGACAGGAAAGAAGCAGTCCCTTTCTCTTATCAATAAAAGAGCTGAAGAAGGCGATTGGGGCGAATGGGCCGATAAGCTTCCTTCGCAGTTTCTTTCTAAACAGCCAAAGTATTTGGTGGATAAGCAGCTTAATCTTGCGATAAGCGATAAGATGGCCGAGTTTGATGAGATTTGTTCTCTAACCAACCCCACTGTCAAGAAATCGCTGCTCAGTTCTTTTGCCGATAGCTGTGACTATGACGCTGTACATCTGCAAGCGGCCGCTCTACCCCGCCAGAAATATCAAGTTATTTTACCGATTACCTCAATGAAAGATAACGAGGTCTATGCGCCGAACTATAAGAATGGCGAAACCGTAGCTTTGGTTCGTTACCCGCATGGCGGAACCTTTGAAATCCCGATCCTCACCGTCAACAATAAACAGGCGGAAGCGCGAAGGGTTCTTGGTAATACTCCGAAAGATGCCATCGGTATTAACAGCAAGGTTGCGGAGCGCCTTTCTGGAGCCGACTTTGACGGTGATACTGTTATGGTCATTCCATGCAACTCAGGAAAAAGCAAGGTTAAGATTACTTCTACCCCGCAGCTAATCAAGGATTTCGATCCTAAGCTCGAATATGGCGGAAAGAAAGAAGGAACCTTTAAGCAGATGCGGGATACCCAGAAAGAGATGGGCGTTATCTCTAATCTGATTACGGATATGACCATCAAAGGTGCCACCAGAGAAGAGCTTGCAAGAGCAGTTCGGCATTCGATGGTAGTTATTGATGCTGAAAAACACAAGCTCGATTACAAGCAGAGTGAAATTGACAATGGTATTAGTTCCTTAAAGAAAAAATATCAAGGTACTGTGGAGGATGGACGTTATCATGAGGGTGCTTCTACCCTTATCTCCCGCGCAAAGTCGGAGGTATCGGTGGTCAAAAGACAAGGAAGCCCCAAGATTGATGAAAAAACCGGAGAACTTGTGTGGAAACCGGTTGATGACCCCGTTTATGTGGACAAAAGGACCGGTAGGACTAAGGTTAGAACACAACCCAGTACCAAGATGGCTGAAACAAAGGACGCCTACACACTTGTATCTGACGTGGATTCCCCAATTGAGAGGGCCTATGCGAACTATGCTAATAAAATGAAGGCCCTGGCAAATCAGGCGCGTCTGGAAATGTTATCTACGGGTAAGGTCCCATATTCTGCTTCTGCTAAAGAGACCTACCGGGCTGAGGTCGATTCGTTGACCGCCAAGCTTAATGTTGCATTAAAGAACGCCCCCAGGGAGAGGCAGGCCCAGACTATAGCTAATGCGGTATACGCTTTTACAGAAGTGTTGAGAAATCTTACGGAAAGAATGAAACTCAGCGAAACGACTTCTGAGAATTTAAAGCGTACTTTTAAAGGCTTATTTGCCGTTCTCGATATTATCAAACAGGCTGTGACAGCCGTGTTTAACGCTGTTGGTTCGCTTCTTGGCGGTGTTGGCGATCTTGGCGCCGGAATACTCGGCGTGACCGGTACTTTTGGCGACTGGCTCGTTAAGCTGGATGAATTCATCAAGCAGGGCGATGTGTTCAACAAAGTTCTCGGAACAATTGTGAGTGTCATCAAAACGGTTGCCACCGCGATTCGTGATTTCGTAAAGGTTGTAGCTGAAAAAATCGCTTTCCCGGGATTTGAATTGTTCCATTCCCTTCTTGAGAGATTGCACGTAAGGATGTCCCAGATTGGCGACGTAGCCGGCGGTATGAAGAGCAGCGTTTCCTCGGCGTTTGAGGCAATGGGGAACGCCCTCGCTAACTGCCAGTTTATGCAGCTCCTTCAGGCGATATGGGATGCGGTTAAAGCAATTGCCGGAGGTATCGCTGATGCGATGGGGAAAGTCGGTTCTTCGCTGATTGACAGCATCGGAAACGCTGACTTCAGCGGTGTTATCGACCTTCTCAACGGAATCTCTTTCGGCGCGATTGCGGTCGGTATTACCAAATTTGTAGGCGCTATCAAAGAACAGCTCGATTCCATCGGAAGCATCAAGGAATCTTTCATCGGTATTCTGGACAGCGTAAGAGGATGTTTTGAGGCATACCAGTCTCAGTTGCAGGCTGGTACTTTGCTGAAAATTGCGTCTGCCATTGCAATTCTGGTAGCGTCGTTGGTGGCGCTTTCTCTTATCGACAGCGCAAAATTAAGCGCTGCTCTCGGCGCCATTACTGTTCTGTTTGCTGATTTGATGGCTTCCATGGCGATTTTCAATAAAATCAGCGGTATGGCAAGCGGTGTTATTAAAAGTACAACCGCGATGTTGGCAATTTCTACATCTGTTTTAATTTTGGCGAGTGCTTTGAAGAAACTTGGCGATCTAGATGCTAAACAACTCGCAACAGGACTTACTGGTGTTGTCGGTTTAACTGCCACAATGATTGTTGCTTCAAAATCGCTTAGTAAGGGTGGCCCTACTATTATAAAGGGCGCCTCACAGATGGTTATATTTGCCGCAGCAATTAAAGTATTGGCTTCTGCATGTGAGGATTTATCTGCACTTAACTGGGAGGGACTTGCCAAAGGGCTTGTCGGCGTCGGCGTGCTGCTTGCGGAAGTATCGTTGTTTATGAACACAGCGAAATTTAGCGGCCAATCCGTTACAACTGCTACCGGAATTGTGATATTGTCCGGAGCAATTAAAATTCTAGCGTCCGCCTGCGAAGACTTTGCACAGATGAACTGGGGCGAAATCGGGCGAGGGCTCACTTCAATCGGTATTGTCCTGGCGGAAATTGTGGCGTTTACCCGTCTTACCGGGAATGCTCAGCATGTTATAGCAACCAGTGCGGCTTTGATCGGCATTGGAGCCGCTATGAAAATCCTCGCAGCAGCGGTAAAAGACTTTTCCGCTATGAACTGGAGCGAACTCGCAGTTGGCCTTGTTGGAATGGCGGGGGCTTTGGCAGCCGTTACGATTGCCGTCAATTTCATGCCTAAGAACATGATTGCGATTGGAACCGGTCTTATTGCTGTTTCTACTGCTCTTCTTATTATGGCTTCGGCTCTTGAGAATATGGGCGGTATGGAATGGAACGAAATTGCAAAAGGGCTTGTCGCTCTTGGCGGTTCGCTCGGGATTATGGCCGTTGGTTTGAGAGCTATGACCGGAACCTTGTCTGGATCTGCCGCCATGTTGGTGGCCGCATCCGCGCTGGCTATTCTTACACCTGTTCTCAGCATTCTCGGTGCTATGAGCTGGACTGCTATCGTGAAGGGTTTGGTGTCGCTGGCTGGTGCTTTCACCGTTATTGGTGTTGCGGGAGCAGTTCTCACTCCGTTGGTTCCCACTATTCTTGGTTTGAGCGGCGCTATGGCTCTGATTGGTGTTGCCGTTTTGGGGCTTGGCGCAGGACTTTTAGCTGCCGGAACCGGCTTGTCCGCAATCGCTGTAGGCTTTACTGCACTGGCAGCGGCAGGAACAGCCGGAGCGACCGCTGTAGTGGCGTCTTTAACCGTTATCATCACAGGCATTGCGGATCTTATTCCGGCTATCGTTGCAAAAATCGGCGAAGCCATTGTTGAGTTCTGCAAAGTGATTGCCAATAGCGCAGGTGAAATCGGGAACGCAGTGAAAGAAGTCGTTCTAACTCTTGTGGACGTACTTGTCGAGTGTGTTCCGGCTATTGCAGATGGAGCGTTAAAGCTTATCGCTGGTGTTCTTGAGGCGTTGGTCCAATATACTCCGCAGATTGTAGATTCCCTGTTCCAGTTCCTCATCGGGGTGCTTGAAGGAATTGCCCGTAATCTGCCCGGTCTTATTCAGGCGGCCATCGACGTGCTCATGGCATTCTTTGCCGGCATTGTTGACGCTTTGAAGGGGATTGATACTGCAACCCTGCTTCAAGGGATTGTCGGGATCGGTCTTCTGGCTGCTATTATGGCGGCTCTGAGCGCGGTTGCAGCTCTTGTTCCCGGAGCCATGGTTGGTGTTCTCGGAATGGGATTGGTTATCGCAGAACTGGCGTTGGTTCTTGCCGCAGTCGGCGCGTTGGCTCAAATTCCAGGTTTGCAGTGGCTCATCAATGAGGGCGGTAATTTACTGCAAGGCATCGGTACCGCCATTGGCAAATTTATCGGCGGTATTGTAGGCGGCTTTATGAGCGGTGTTTCCAGCCAGTTCCCGCAAATCGCTACTGATTTGTCCGGATTCATGACAAATATTCAGCCGTTTATTCAGGGCGCTTCCGCTATTGACCCGTCGATGATGGACGGCGTAAAAGCCCTGGCTGAAACCATTCTTATCCTGACTGCTGCAAATATTCTGGAGGGGCTGACTTCCTGGTTTACAGGCGGGTCTTCGCTTACCGGGTTTGCCGAGGAACTTGTTCCTTTCGGCACAGCGATGAAGCAATTTTCGGATGAGATAGCCGGAATTGACGGAGAAGTTGTGGCTAATGCGGCGGTTGCAGGCAAAACACTGGCGGAAATGGCCGCTACGCTTCCCAACAGTGGAGGCGTCGTGGGTTTCTTTGCCGGTGAAAACGATATGGGCGCGTTTGGGGACCAGCTTGTACCCTTCGGCGAAGCAATGAAAGCTTTTGCTGACTCGGTTGCAGGCTTGGACGCCAGTGTGGTTACAGAAGCTGCAAATGCCGGAAAAGCTATGGCTGAGATGGCGTCTACGATACCGAACAGCGGAGGTGTCGTCGGCTTCTTCGCCGGTGAAAACGACATGGATGCTTTCGGCGAACAGCTCGTCCCGTTTGGCGAAGCGATGAAAGAATTCTCAATAGCCGTTACCGGACTGAACGCGGATGTGGTTGTCAATTCCGTTACTGCGGGTAAAGCTCTTATGGAATTGGCAAATACCGTGCCGAACAGCGGAGGTCTCGTTGCATTCTTCACAGGCGAAAACGACCTTGACATGTTTGGAGAGAAATTGGTGCCGTTCGGAGAAGCCATGAAGCAATATTCCATTGCCGTTACAGGGCTGGACGCCAACGTGGTTGTAAATTCCGCAAATGCGGCGAAAGCTCTGGTAGAGCTGTCCAACAATCTTCCGAACAGCGGTGGCATTGTCAGTTGGTTTACGGGAGATAACGATATTGCCTCTTTTGGTGAAAAACTTGTCTCCTTCGGTCAGTCTTTTGCTGCTTATTACGCAAGCGTTAGCACGGTAGATGTAGCGAAGTTAAGCGGCGTTGTTGCGCAGTTCCGCAATCTTGTGGATTTGGCGAACGGTATTACCAGCGTTGATACGAGCGGGATGTCTCGTTTCGCTCAGGATTTGACGAATCTTGGCAACTCCGGTATTGAAGGCTTTATAAACACTTTCAATAACGCCAGTTCCAGAGTGAGTGCCGCAGCAACATCGATGCTAACAACCTTTATCAATGCTGCGAACGCACAGAAGTCGGCGGTTGTCTCAACCTTTACAACAATGGTGAACAGCGTCATTTCTTCACTTACAAGTCAGCAGTACCAGTTTACGACTATCGGCAGCACAATGATGACGAATTTCATCACTGGTATTCGTGGGAAAGACAGCCTGGCCAGAAATACTTTCTTGACCACGATTAACGGATGTCTAACCACTCTCCGAAACAAATTCTATGAGTTCAATACCGTGGGTCAAGCCGTTATGACCAACCTTATTGCCGGAATCCGTTCTAAGGACCAAACGGCTAGGGATACTTTCGTCCAAATTGTCAGCAGATGCCTTACAGCGATTCGAAACAAGTATACGGATTTCTACAATGCCGGTAAATATCTTGTGGAAGGATTTGCCGACGGTATCACCGCAAACACCTATTTGGCGGAAGCAAGAGCGCGGGCTATGGCGGCGGCAGCGGCGAGGGCAGCCGAGAGAGAACTGGACGAACACTCACCTTCCAAGGTGGGTTATCGAATTGGTGATTTCTTCGGTCTTGCCTTTGTCAATGCGATTTCGGACTATGCCGATAAATCTTACAAAGCCGGCACCAATATGGCGGCAGCCGCTAAAAACGGTTTGAGTAATGCAATTTCCAAAATCAGAGAATTTGTCGACGGAGAAATGGAGGTTCAGCCTACGATTCGTCCTGTTTTGGATCTTTCCGAAGTACGTTCCAGCGCTGGCCGGCTTACTGCTATCCTGAGCAGAAGCCAGGCTATGAAGATCAGTTCTTCGATGAACCGGGAAACAACCGGGGAAATTCAAAATGGAGATGGCACGCCATCTGTTGGAAATTCCTATTCCTTTGTACAAAACAACTATTCACCTAAAGCACTGTCGAGAATCGATATCTATCGCCAGACGAAGAATCAGTTCTCCGCTTTGAAAGGATTGGTGGAAACATGATTTATTCGATTGTTGTCACCAATTATTTAGGTGACAGAATCAAGCTTGAGCTGGGGAAGCCTGATGTTTCGGGCTTCCTCATCAAGTCTATAACCGGTCTTGGCCCGGCGAAAGCCAACGTGAACACGACGGAAGTTTCGACCAACGACGGCTCTCTGTTTAATTCCGCAAGGCTGAGCCAAAGGAACATCGTGCTTGACATGGTGTTTATCAACACAGTTTACGGGGAAAGCATCGAAGACCTGAGACAGAAATCCTACAAGTATTTCCCTCTGAAAAAAAGCGTGGAGCTTACCATCGAGACGGACAACCGGTATGTGAAGACAACCGGCTATGTGGAGTCGAATGAACCGAATATTTTCAGCTCTCAGGAAGGCACGCAAATTTCCATTATTTGCCCCGACCCTTATTTTTATTCGGCTGGAGAAGATGGGAACAACGTAACCAACTTTTACAGTATCGACCCGATATTTGAGTTTCCGTTTTCAAATGAATCTCTGGACGAGCCGCTGTTGGTTTTCGGCGAGATTCAAATAAAGACGGAGGGCGTTATCACCTATCACGGCGATTCCGAAATTGGCGTGATGATTTACATCCACGCTATTGGACCTGCGACCAATATCAATATCTATAATACCGAGACTCGTGAAGTGATGAGAATCAACACCGAAAAGATTTCATCGCTGACTGGGAAAGGGATTGTAGCAAGCGACGATATTGTCATCAACACCGCAAAGGGTGAGAAAAGCATTACTCTGATTCGGGAAGGCGTCTCCTACAACATCCTGAACTGTCTGGACAAAAACACAGACTGGTTCACGCTGGCAAAAGGAGACAACATCTTTGCTTTTACCGCAGACAGCGGCGTTACAAATCTCCAATTCCGAGTCGAGAACAAAGTAATCTATGAAGGGGTGTAAGACATGGAACTACTGGTATTAAATACTGCGTTTGAGTCTATCGCCGTCGTGGATACTTATGAATCTCTGATTTGGACGGACCGGTATAACGCATACGGTGATTTCGAAATCTTCTTTGCCATGGATACGGGTCTTCTCGAATACCTGAAAGAAGACAACTATCTTTGGCTGAAAGAATCGGAACACTGCATGATTATAGAGGAAATCAAGATTGATTCCGACACTGAAGATGGCAATCATCTGATTGTGACGGGCCGGTCACTGGAATCCATTCTTGAACGCCGCATTATCTGGGGACAGCGAATCTTCAGCGGGAATCTTCAAAATGCGATTCAGACGATGCTGAATGAGAACATCATTTCGCCGTCGATTGCGGACAGAAAGATTCCGAATTTTACATTCAAGGCTTCCACAGACAGCAAAGTAACCGGACTGACGATTGACAACCAGTATACGGGCGACGACCTGTATACCGTCATAAAAGGGCTGTGTGAGGAGAACAACATCGGGTTCAAAATTATTCTGACCGATGACAATAAGTTCGAATTCTGCCTGTATGCTGGCGCCGATCGTTCGTATGACCAGACGGAAAACCCATATGTGGTGTTCTCTCCGAATTTTGAAAACATCATCAACAGCAACTATTATTCATCCAAGGCCAACTTAAAAAATGTAACGCTTGTCGCCGGGGAAGGCGAAGGAGCGTCAAGAAAAACAACCGTTGTAGGGTCTGGTTCCGGTTTAGACAGGCGCGAACTGTTTACGGACGCCCGGGATATTTCGTCTGACACTGAAGACGGGCAGTTGCCGGAAAATGAATATATTGCTCAGCTTACCGCCAAAGGCGAAAAGAACCTTGCCGACCACGACAGAGTTACAGCCTTTGAGGGGGAAGTCGAGGTCACAAGGCTGTTTAAGTATGGCGAAGACTTCTTTATTGGCGATATTGTCCAGATTGCCAATGAATATGGGAACGAAGGATCTGCTTATATTTCGGAGCTGATTATCTCAAGAAGCAAAGACGAGCAATCCATCTACCCTACTTTTAAGACTATTTCAGAAAAGGAGGGAACGAGCTAAATGAGCGTAACTTATGGGTTTTACAACTCGCTGAACGGCGACCGCAAGTATAACGCTGAGCAGGTATCGAGCTTGTTTGACGGTTTGATTATCGACGGTGTGTTCGCTTCCGTCGGGACGGCTTTCGCAGTAAAAGCGACGACGGGAATCACCGTCAATGTCGGAATCGGCAAAGCTTGGTTTAACCACACGTGGACTTTGAACGATTCTATTCTTCCACTGGAAGCCCCGGAAGCCGAAGTCCTTTTGGACAGAATCGACGCGGTTGTGCTTGAGGTGGACGCTACGGAATCCGTTCGGGCAAACAGCATCAAGTTTGTGAAAGGGACGCCGTCCAGCGCTCCATCTAATCCGACTCTTACAAACGAGGGCACTGTGCATCAGTATCCGCTCTGTTATATTTACAGAAAATTCGGAAGCTCCGCGATTACGCAGGCCGATATCACAAATATGGTTGGTACGGAATCTACCCCATTTGTCACAGCTATGCTGCAAACCATCAGCCTTGACGAGCTTCTGGGCCAGTGGCAGAGCGAGCTTGACCAATTTGTCGACGCAAGGCAGGACGAGGTGGACCAGTGGATTGCCAGCGAGGAATCCGACTTTACCGAATGGTTCGATCAGATGAAGGCGGATTTACAGGCGGAACAAACCCTGCTCGACCAATGGGTTGCCACTGAACAGGCTGATTTCCTGGCATGGTACAACCAGATGAAAGACCAGTTGGGAGAGGACGCCGCCGGAAATCTTCAAAACCAGATCAACAAGGATGAGATCAAGCGGATTCTTCTGGTCGGGTTTGAAGACGGAACAAAAGAGTTTTCGGAAGACGGAACGGTTATTACCTCTACCGCCAGCGATGGACGAATCCTGACGAAGACATTTACGAACGGATTCCTCACAATGACGAGCGTGCTGAAAAGCGCTGCCGGCGCGGAAGTGGCGAGAGCCGTGAAAACCTTTAACACCGACGGCAGTTTAATCAGCACTGTCGTTACGTACTCTTAATGCGAAAGGAGAAAATTCAAAATGGCAGAAGAAGATCTGATCTTTGGGAAAAACAGACATTTCTTCGGCGGCATCGAGCCATCTAATATGCAGAACTTTACTGCGGTTATTGAAGGCGAGCATGTCAAAATTACAGCGCAGCTTCCTGCCGACACGGTTATCAACGGGCAAACGCTTTGCACCGTAGAGGGGGCCGTTATCCGAAGAAAGACAACGGATTATCCTAAGGACGAATTCGACGGAGAAGAGGTTTCCGTTATTAAGACCTCTACGACTTTTGTGGACAGCGAAACGTCCGCAACAGGCACTTATTACTATGCAGCGTTCCCGTTTACCACGCAGGGCGTCTACAACCGAAATAAGGCGAACCGCGTTGTGGTGAATGAGCCGGAGCCGATGGAGGAGTTTTCCGCAAAGTCGGTATATATTTCCTCTTCCGATACGGTGAAAGTAGAAATTACTGCCAAGCTTCCGGACGGCGTTGCCGGCGCTGTAATCCGAAAGAGTACGACTGGTTATCCGACAAGCGAAACCGACGGTGATGCGCTTACGACAATTACGATAGACACCGTATATACGGATACTAACGTGACAGTCGGAACCACCTACTATTATTCAGCGTTCCCTTACACCAGCACCGGAGCCTATAACAGGAGCGAAGCCAACCGTACAAGCGTAACCCCGAAAAAGCGGGATTATCTGTTCGGTTACGATCTTGTCAAGTCGACCAGTAGCCCGAGCGGACGCGTTTCTTATCCTGACGATGTTGACAATGCTGGTTTCACGCCGGCCAAGATGAATTTCGGCGGCAGCTTCAGCTACGGCGACTGGAACTTTGCCCCTGGCGAGAAATTCATGCCCCGTCCGTGTATGCTGACTTACGCCGGCGTTGTAGACCATTATCTGAATCCAAACGACTACACGCAGAAGGCGGAAGGCGGGGCTTCCAAGGTTGCTGATACCTCCTTTGGCGGCAACGCTATGGTGGAATGGCCGAAGATCTACACCAAACGATGGGAAGAGGGCGGCGTATACCATTTCCGCTGCTCGGATACCCCGCAGGATGAGAGTTGGGAATGCTGGAGCAACTACGACAGGCTTAACAACCAAATCGATCACTTCTACACCCCGATTTATTTCGGTTCCAATGTGTCGAGCAAGCTCCGCTCCATCAGCGGGCAGGCCAACATGGTAAGCCAGAATGCCACGACTGAAATCAACTACGCGAAGGCCAACGGAAACGACTGGTACACCGAAGTCCTTGCGGACAGGCTGTTGATCCAGGATTTGCTCGTCATGATGGGCAAGAGCACCGACGGCCAGACCGTGTATGGAAAAGGCAGATGCGATACCAATTCGGCCGTAAACACCGGTACCATGAACAGCAGAGGCATGTTCTGGGGTTCCAACAATGGTACGGACGGTGTGAAGGTGTTCGGCATGGAGCATTTCTGGGGAAACCTGTGGAGACGCACTGCTGGCTGGATGAATGTAAACGGCACGCAGAAAGTAAAGCTTACAAGAGGCACAAAAGACGGGTCTACTGCAAGCGATTACAATACGGACGGCAATGGCTACAAAACGGTATCCGGCGCAACGCCTTCTGGCACTTCTGGAGGCTATATCAGCAGTATGAAAACGGAAGGGTTCGGACGGATTCCGGTTACGGCAAGCGGTTCGAGCAGCACATTCGAGGCAGACGGTCTGTGGTACAACAATTCCGGCACAATGTATGCGTTTGTCGGCGGCGGCTGGGACCATGGCCTTCCTTGCGGTCCGTTCTACGCTCGTCTGGACGTTGCGCCGTCCTCTTCGTACTCGTCCGTTGGCGCGGCTCTCTCTTGTAAACCACTTGCGACGGCGTAGCCGTCCGAAGAGGAGAGGTCTGGAGAACCTTAGGTTCGCCGGAAAAAAACGAATATTAAAAAGGGTTATGTACTGCGAAAAGCTGCGATTGTCGGCGGCAACTGGAACAATGACCTTCAATGCGGTCCGTTCTACGCTAATCTGAACAATACGGCGTCCAATTCGAACTCGAACAATGGCGCGGCTCTATCTTATCCATTAAGAATGATTCTCTTAATGCAGTGTATATCGCTGCGAAAGCAGCAAGGGGCATAGAGCCTTTTCCTCACCGCTTGGTGAAAATTAACTCGGTGCAAGCATCTGCTAGTAGCTGAGAATATGTCGAACGCGGATGAGAGGATAAGAGAGAATATATGAAATCCTATAACCACTTGTACGAAAACTGCATATCCGAAGAAAACCGAAGGATCTCCCTTAACCTTGCGAAACACAGCAAGCGAATGCGAAGAATCATGAAAAGCCGGCACCTGTCCGACGATGCTCTGGTTGCCTTATCCTACGACTGGATCAACAACTATGAGAACGCCGAGCATGTGCCGGTTTATATTTATGACGGCATTACGCGCAAAGAGAGGGTTATTATCGTCCCCACAATGGAAGAGCTGATTGTTCAGCACAACGTTGTGAACGCTTTGAAGCCGATGTTCTGCAAGGGCATGTATGAGCATAGTTATGCCAGTTTACCGGGAAGAGGCGCCCACAAAGGGAAACGGGTCATTGAGAAATGGATTCGAACCGATGCGAAGAACTGCAAGTATGTTCTGAAAATGGATATTCGACATTTCTTTGACACTGTTCCCCACGACAAGCTGAAAGCCAAACCAAGAAAGACAATCCATGATGAAAAGATGCTGGATTTGCTCTTTCGGATCATCGACGTAACCGACATTGGGATTCCGTTAGGCTTTTACACTTCTCAATGGCTTTCTAACTGGTATTTGCAGGGCCTAGACCACTATATCAAAGAACGGTTGGGAGCCGTGCACTATATGCGCTACATGGATGATATGGTTATCTTCGGCAGCAACAAGAAGGTTTTGCACCAGACAAGACAAGCGATTTCCGATTATCTCGAAAATGAGCTTGGGCTTTCACTAAAAGACAACTGGCAGATTTTTCGGTTCTCATATGGGAACGACAAGGGGCGCGACCTTGACTTCATGGGGTTCCGATTCTTCAGGAACCGAACGATACTTCGTAAAACCATCATGTACAAGGCCACGAGAAAAGCCAGAAAACTTTCCCGAAAAGAGAAGCCAACGATACACGACGCCCGTCAGATGCTGTCATATCTTGGCTGGATTGACTGCACCGATACTTACCGAATGTATCAGAAATGGATTAAGCCGTTTGTCAGTTTTAAGCAACTGAAACGAAAAGTTTCACAACATGACAGATACGACGAAAGAAGAGTGTATCAACAGCTTGTCAAACCTTACAGCTCGAAAGGAGGATAAGGCGTATGGAGCTAGACTACCGATATGCCGAGAGCACAGTCAAGCCGTCTGCCCTTGAAATCAACGACGGCACGGTTTATCTGCGAAAAGACTATTCCGAAATTGTCCGAACCTCTGAGCAAAGCGAAAAAGTCACTTACTGGACATATCAGGAGGCCCAGATTACTACGCAGGAATTCAATGAGTATGTCAACATGCTCATGGCTCAAAATGCGATCAAGGGTCAGAACGATTCCGAGAACATCGTCAGTCTTATGGTTGGACAGGAAAACAACGATAGCAATCAGCTCGCCGTAATGGAAGCGATTGCCGATCTGTACGAAATGCTTTTGCCAATGTAGGAGGTGCTGGTTATGGTTAGTCTTTACTGCACGCTTATTATCAATAAGCGAAGAACATTCGACCAAGTCCCGGAGAAAATCCAGGGCGAAGTCGAAACCAGACTCAGGGAACTGGGTTATGACGTCAACGGCGATCCTGTTGCCGGGGAGGTCTAACCATGTTCTATATACTCACAAAACTATTTGTAGGAGGTAGTAAAATGGTAGCATTGTATGTTGCACTGATCGTCAACGACCGCAGGACCTTTGAGCAGGTTCCGGCCAAACTGAAGGCTGCTGTGAAGGCAGACCTTGAGGCTATCGGCCTCGACGAGAACGGGAACGCTATTGTAGAGTAACCCGTTGGTGAGAGGAGGGGCCTGCTTCACCGTGGGCCCCAATTCTCTTTCTTTTAAGAAGCTGTAGGGGATATTTTCCGTAAGCTTCTTTATTTGTTTTATAAGGAGGACGATGCGAAAGATGGAACCCTGGCTTCAAATGGTGGTGACAATTGTTTGCGCGGTCATCGCTTCATCCGGTTTTTGGGCGTTTATCCAAAAGAAAAACGACAACAAAGATGTAAAGTCGCAGATGCTTATCGGGCTCGCCCACGACCGCATTATATTTCTCGGGATGCATTACATCGAGCGGGGATGGATTACACAGGACGAATATGAGAACCTTTACGAGTACCTGTATAAACCTTATGAAAAACTCGGCGGAAACGGCTCGGCTAAGCGAACTATGACCGAAGTGAATAAGCTGCCTATCCGAAGGTCGACTTACCAGCCGGAAGAGGTGACAGACCATGAATAATTGTCGAAAATGGAGGTGATACCATGAGTTACAGTGTTTCGGGTACAACGATCACACTAACCAGAGGAGACACTTTTGTGGCGCTCATTTCTATCACCAAACAGGACGGCACGCCATATGTGCCAAATGATGGCGATAAAGTACGGTTTGCCATGAAAGCAAAATATGAAGATCCAGAACCGCTTGTGGTGAAAGATATCCCGATTGATACGCTTACACTTACTCTTCATCCAGAGGATACGAAAGACCTTTCGTTTGGAAAGTATGTTTATGATATTCAGCTAACGAAAGCCGACGGAACCGTGGATACCTTTATCACAAAAGCGACTATTAAAATAACAGAAGAGGTAGATTAGTATGAGCGGATTAAAAGCGTTCGAATCAATTCGCGGTACTATTTCGGGAGAATCTACCTTATCGGGAACATTGTCCGTAGCTACCGGGCAAGATTACGACATCTATTCCGGAGAGTATGAGATAATTCCAGACGTTGAAGACGAACAGACGCTGGAAACCGCTCACAAATTGCTTATGGATAATATCGTCGTCGCCAAAGTTCCTTACTTTGAGACCAGCAATGATTCGAACGGAAATACCGCTTATATTGGAAAGGAAGTGTAGTTTATGCCAGACACAAAAGCAATCAATAAAGTTATATATGGCGGAAGAGTCCTTATTGACTTGACTGGTGATACTGTTACCGCTGACAAGCTACTTGCTGGATATAAGGCACACGGAGCAGACGGTAATATTGTAAATGGTACTTGCGATTATGATATGAATACGCAAGACGCTAATGCTACCGCTGCTGAGATTCTGTCAGGTAAGAAAGCCGGCGTTGGTGGTCAAATGGTTACCGGTGCCATGAAAAACAATGGTGCCGTAGAAGGGACCATTTCGTCCAAAGATGAGGAGTATACTGTTCCGCAGGGCTTTCACGACGGTTCGGGCAAAGTAAAAATCCATGCTGACGAAAAGGCGAAGCTTGTTGCAAACAACATTCGGGAAGGCGTTACGATTCTTGGTGTTGCCGGCAGTATGACCGGAACCGAAGGGGCCAATCCGCAGGCTAAAACCGTTACGCCAAGCACCAGCCAGCAGGAAATCCTTCCGGATTCTGAGTCCGGGTACAATTATCTTTCCCAGGTTACTGTTTTGGCTATCCCTTATTCGGAGGCGGAGAACCCGCAGGGAGGCACGACTGTAACAATCGGCTAATGAGAGGTGATAGCGATGTCCTTTAATAAAGTAATCTATGGAGGACGAACTCTTATCGATTTGACTGCCGATACCGTAACGGAAGATTCTTTGCTAGAGGGCTACACCGCTCATAAAGCGGACGGTTCTGTTATAACAGGAAAATTCAAAGGTGGAAGCGAGACGGAGGAAATAGACCGAATCCTTACTTCCGGACTAACCGACGGTTATAAATATTTTCTGGACGACGGGACCATAATCAGCAACGATAGCGTAAACGGTTTGAAATTGACTAAGACTTTTTCAAACGATTTCAAGACCTGCACTACCGTCTTGACCAACGAAAATAATACGGAGTTGGGACGGACGGTGAAAACGTATTCGGACGATTTCCTGGTCATAACCACTACCGACCATTTGGGACGCAAGCTTGTAAAGACGTTCAACGTGACGTTAAAGACCTGTGTTTCAGTCCTTACAGATGCGGAAGGAATACAGTTGGCCAGGCAGACTAAGACCTTCTCGGACGATGGTTCAGTCATTGAAACAGAGGTTGTTTACGGCAGTCAAACGTCGTAATAAAAGTGTATACATCTCGATTTATTCCTACACTATACCTGCATTTAGGCCGAAAAACCCAGAATTTCCGGGCTTTTTTGTTTCTATTATAAAAGTGAAGGCCTCCGGGTAATTCCCGGGGGTCTATTTCTATATTTTGGAGGAATTTCGCTATGACCACACCTATTCGTACCTGCTCACGCTGCGGCTGTACCGCGGATAACATGATCGAGTTCCATGACCGCCTGCTTTGCCCGGACTGTCTGGAGGAAATGACCGAGGTCTGCGTCGACTGCGGCACCCGCTTCTGGAATCGTGAATGCCTGACCAACGACCGCGGAGACCCGATCTGTCCTGACTGCTGCGACCGCAATTACACCCGCTGTACCCGATGCGGCAGCCTTATTTCCCTTGATAGCTGCTGGTATCCTTACGACAACGACGATCCCTATTGCAGCGACTGCTGTTCCGACATCGAAAACAGCGCTATCCACGATTACTATTTCAAACCCCGTCCCATCTTCTACGGCACCGGGCCCCGCTTCTTCGGCGTGGAGCTGGAGATCGACGGTGCCGGTGAGGACAGCGAGAACGCCTCGACCCTGCTGAATATCGCCAACCGGAAGCATTCCCTTGCCTACTGTAAACACGATGGCAGTTTGGATGACGGCTTTGAGATCATGACACACCCTTTGTCGCTGGAGTACCAGCTTCACGAAATGCCGTGGGATGAGGTGCTGCACGAGGCCGTCAGTATGGGTTATCTCTCCCATCAGGCAGGCACCTGCGGCCTGCATGTTCACGTGTCCCGCAAAGCCTTCGGAGATAGCTATGATGTGCAAGACAGCGCCATTGCGCGGGTGCTGTTCTTTGTGGAATGCCACTGGCGGGAACTGCTGCGGTTTTCCCGCCGGACGCAGCGCCAGATGGATCAATGGGCGGCACGCTATGGCTATCGCGACCAGCCCCACGAGATGCTGGAGCATGTGAAAAAGGGCTCCGGGAGCCGCTATACCTGCGTGAATCTGACCAACTGCGATACCATTGAGTTCCGTATGTTCCGGGGTACGCTGAAGCTAAATACACTCCTTGCCACATTGCAGATGGTGGATCACATCTGCGATGTGGCTCTCCATTTGTCGGATGACGAGCTGCGGGACCTTTCCTGGAGTAACTTCGTCAGCGGCATTAAGGAGCCGGAGCTGATTCAATACCTGAAAGAACGGAACTTATATGTCAATGAGCCGATTGCGGCGGAAGGAGAAATCTA